ATGCTAACCGACACGAAACTAAAAGCACTTAAACCAAAAGAGAAAATGTATAAGGTTACTGACCGCGACGGACTGTATGCGGTTGTGCGACCGACCGGACGGATTGTGTTCCGCTACGATTACCGAATCAACGGTCGACGGGAGACAGTCACGTTCGGGCACTATGGCCCGGACGGCATCTCGCTGGCAGAGGCTCGAGACCGATTGGTGGCAGCACGAAAACTCGTCAACGACGGCATCTCACCGGCGATCGAGAAACAGACAAAGAAAACCCAGCTCAAAGGGCCTGGTACGGTGACTGAGTTCGTACAGCAGTACATCGATGACGCCCCCATTGTTGGGAGTACTCGTGCTTTACGGCAGGCGACTCTCGACCGCGAGATTCGGCCAACGCTTGGCGGACGATTTATGGGGGAGGTGACAACCCAACAGGTGCGTGCGTTATGTGAGAAGATAAAAGACCGTGGCGCGCCATCGACTGCGCTCCTCGTGAGAGAGTTGTTGAATGCGACCTACCGGTACGCTATTAACAAAGGGCATCGACTGACAAACCCGGTCGAAACAATCACAGGAAGTTCGATCGCCACATTTAAGCCACGTGAGCGGGCGTTATCACCGCGTGAGATTGGTATATTTTTCAGTGCACTCGACAATATGCAATCGGACTTTGCCCTACGTAAAGCACTACGGCTTATTCTCTACACACTAGTCCGTAAAGGTGAAATCGTCAATGCTCGGTGGGACGAGGTCGACTATCACAATCAGGTGTGGACAATACCCGCCGAGAGAATGAAAGCCGGACGGGCGCACAACGTCTATCTTTCCAGACAAGCGATGGATATAGTTGTCGCCTTCCAGATGTACTCAGAGGGGTCAGAGTACCTGCTCCCCGGTCGGATGAACCGGAAAAAGCCGATAGCCCATAGCTCACTGAACCGGGTGATTTACAAGACACTGGAGCAAATTAATAAGGATGGCCGGGTAATGGACGATTTCACCGTGCATGACCTGCGTCGAACGGCGTCAACACTACTCCATGAAGCAGGCTACAATTCGGATTGGATAGAAAAATGCCTCGCGCACGAGAACGGAGGCATAAGAGCAGTTTACAATAAGGCTGAGTACGCCGCCCAGCGCAGAGATATGCTCCAAGCGTGGGCGGACATGGTCGACGGTTGGATTTACGAATTTGGGACGTAAGCCTCGTACGCAAGTTCAGTGTCAGCGCCGGCGTAGTTGCTCGAGAACGTGAACCCGGTCGTGGTAATGTTATATACCATCATTACTGCCACAAGACGCGAGTCGCGGAACTGGCAGATGTTAACGAACGGCGGCTCTGAGAACGTTTTCTTAAACGTGACATGCCACTCCTGGCTGTTACCCGCACCGGTTACTTTGAGTGATGACCGTAATACCTTGCGATGCTCATACTCCTTATATGGTGAGCTGCCACCTCCTGACGACGGTATTTTTGCGAGGACTGCATCTACGATAGTTTTCATTAGGCCATCGGGATTCAGTCCTATGTCTTGCTTGACAGCGGTAACCGCAACGCCTGGGATCTGGTTGACGACCTGACTCTTTAATACAGATAAGTCGTCTTTTCTCGCTAGTTCATGAGGGTCGTCAATTGCTGCGTACAGCCCTTGTAAAATCACTAACTCGCGGCGGATTGAATCCTCTACCCGCGTTAAATCATCACGATTTATGCCGGGAGGCGGAATCTCAGATTTTTTAGCATATAAGGTCAAATCCGGGATTTTTGGTAGCTCGGATTTCTTGGCATACGGGCTGAGGTCAACTGTCGGATAGTTTATTCCGGTGACCGCGCTATTGACATAGTCCGTTGTCGCGTAACCACTGAGTGCGGTGTTGACAAGCTCATTGACTTTCGTCTCTGTTACCCCGCCTGACGGCCCCGAGACACTCGCCACTGCGGTGTTTATCTGCTCCGTGACCTGAGATTTAGTCGGGTAATTTGACAAGTCTGTCGGCGCCGGTAGTTGAGACGTTTTCACGTAACCTTTTAGTAATTCGCCGACCGCGGCATGTGAGGCAAACTCCGAGAAGTTAGGTAGAGCCGGTAACTCGGTGTTTTTTACGTATCCTGCCAGCGCTCGTTTTACTGATTGTGCAACAAAATCCTCTGTCGCAAGACCCGAGAGTGATGGCATCTGAGGGAGCTCAGATTTCTTGGCATACAGGCTGAGGTCAGGTGTTCTAGGTAGTTCAGATTTTTTGGCGTACAGGCTAAGGTCGGGTAACTCACTTTTCGTCGCGTACCCTGACAAGTCCGCCGGTTGCGGTATAGCGTCAATTCGGCTGTTCACAGCCGTGATGTCTGTTGCGACAACAGAAGCGAAATCTGTGCCTGCTTTACCGCCCTTGGCATCGTTGTAGTTTTTGAGTTGTTTCTTGTTAAATTGATTTAGGTCAAGTTCCGGGGTCGGTTCTGCGGTAACAGTAACCTTCGGCTTCGGAGTTATACGGATCCGTTTCATGTGAGAATGCCCTCATAAGTTTTTAAAGAGGGCGTGGGGTGTATGACAGCGATTATAGCATATACTATATCCAACCGACATTAGTCGGCTTATTAATCACTATCGGTATCGGATTATATATTTCTCTGGCCCCGCCTGACACTATCATATTGTCGCCGTGCCTATCACCAAGATTAGTGTTATATATCGGGCATATAAATGCCGCGCTAAACGACAAAAATCCGTCGTTTATTATCGGTAACGGTAGAGTGTACGAGTTTACGTGACCGCCTTCATGTTTAAATTTTCCGCGGTACCCGAGATAGACTAGTTTATCTTTTCCAACGTTGCGACCCCTACCCTTCTCAGCACAGATGTCGTATGGGTGATACCGGTCTTGGAATAGAGGCATAAAACCACCTGCGTTTACATGGTTCTGTTCGGGTAGTTCTTGTATACTCTGCACCGGTCGAACGACGTCCCAGTCACTCCGATAGAGCACTTGACCTGATGCCGAGATTATTTCGATTCCGTACTCGCCATCTGGGAGTTTCTCTGCGTCTTTTATTCGGTAGAATACGTAGTAGTTAGCCGAATAGAAGCTAGAGGTGACTCCATCCGGTTTTAGTACCGAAAGCCACCATGAACCATCCCGTAAGAAGACTTGGGCATCAGTTGGATTAGCGTAGAACACCGTATCCGCGATGTCAATAGACCCGGGTATCCCGGTCCCACCCCCATTCCAGCCGGCTAGTTTATCTACATCAGGGTTGTAATCGCACTCCGTGAAAACAAGCGGATATTTATGTGCGGGTCCGAGCCGAATCTCTTTATAGTAACGTTGAGCAGGGTTCAGTTCGCTATGCCCCGTAGAGGCCTTCGTAATTTCCTCGTATCGTATAAGCCGTTGGAATATTAAACACTGTTCTTCCCCTAGGAACAGTGGCAATGCGTCTGAGTAGATACCGAAGGTCATACTTTTACCCTCCAGACGAGGACTGCTACGACTGACATATCTATAAGCCACGGGTACGGCGCTTTGGCAGTGTCCCAGATAAACTCAGTTGCGGATCCATCAGAGTCTTTTCTGCCGATATTATCTCTTGCGATGACGATGTCCGGGTACGTGCCCGTGTGTGACGCCCGGAGATATTCCGAACGACCGAACTGTGTGTCAGAGGTTAAGTACGTGCAGAAATGTTTGTGCCCTTCGACTGGGGTGATTTTATGGGTACCTTTTGTGTTTAGTGGGGTCGGGATAATATCAACGAGCATAGCGACATTTGAGTTGTCGCTTTTACCGTCGATGTAAATACCGTGGGTAGGTTCAGCCATTAGTAAGCCCTTTTCTGGCTTGGTTTGGGTTTATTCAGATTATTCCGGTTCACAAATTCGCGGCGCGCTGTCTCTGCCCAGTTATGGGCGCGCTCTAGTACTGCAAGCGCGTTATCGAAATCCGCGAGCTTTGTCGACGGATTTGTGACAAGGGCAAAGAAGTGCTGCTCAACGGTAGCGACAGCATTATTGTACACTTGCACTAGCGACCTCGCGTTGGCGAACGTTACGAGAGAACCAGTCATCGACTTGCTTGGCGTCGAATAAGCAGGTGTTATGTTTAAAGGTCGTTTCTAGCGGGGCCGGGAAAGGGTCACTTTCCCGGTTACGTAGACGCCAGATGGAGGTTTTGGAAATATTGTAGATGTTACGAATATCGTTGAGTTTCAGTAATTTTTTGTCTGTCATAGTGTCATCTTGCGTTCTGTCCCCACCCGCGAGAAGTGGATACCGATTACGTGATAGACTTTGTCACCTCTTTTCAGTTCGTGATAACGAGCAGTATGCTCGTCAACTTCCTCACGCACTGCCCACGAAGAAGCGTACATGTCCGGTTTGTACTCAAGGACGCCGAAGATAATCCGTTCGTCCGTCATTAAAACAACATTGTCGAGGTCGCAACAGCTTAGATTTTTATCGACCATGAGCACCGCGCCGCGGCGTAATTTAGATGTTGGTGTGTCAACTTCGATGCCGAATACCGAATCAACCACATTTAAAGCCATAATCTCGATTTCCTTAGTAATTTCTTTGCCTGACAAAAGGTATTTTATTGGTAGATTTTGTCTGGTGTATGTGTCAACAACGAAGGTATCTAACCGGATGCCAAGGGCTTTCGTGAAACGCTCTAAGAATGATTGATTCAGTTTTAGTGTTCCGCGCAAGTACTTGTATAGTGCCGGCTGAGATATACCCATCTTATCGGCTACGTACTGCTGACCGTTGCCGGTCTCCTGCTTGAAATTATTGAAGGCTTCAACAACTTTGCGATGAAGGTCTGACGTGTAAACCGGTGTCCCTGTCGGGATGCCGGAAGTATTTGAATATTGCATAAAATAATCTCCGTAGTTATAAGCGACGGTGATTATGACATAAACTTTTTTACAATACAGCCTTTATAGCTTCTACCAATTGTTTGTACGACTTCAGCCGCCGCTCAAATTCATGTTTTGGTAGCCCGTTAAGCCACTCATCAGGTGAGGTGTAAATGGCCCCGGCGCTCTTGAAACCTACAATCACCATGGCTTGTTGTCCACAGTCTACGGTCTCTTGTAGCAGTTTCTTTTGTAGCCCACTTAGTGCGGGTACAATGAGCGTAGAATCTTTTACAGGGAGTTTCTGTAGGTACTTGTACTCTATCCAGAGCGCTTTTCCTGTAACTTTACTACGATAATACGCGTCCGGAATTCCGCCCATGTATTCATCGCAGATTTTCCACGCCCAGATGTCGGGCGGTAAATGCTTATGTACCGCCCTCGTGAACTCAGACTCTATCATTGTTTCATGAGACCAAAGTCTTCGTACACTTTCTTGAGTTGTGCGTATAACGCATCGCCCGCGTTACCTGCAAATTCGATGTCAAAGTTGTAATACACCGCACCGTTCGGGGCTTTCGCCGGTTTACTGGACAGTGTCCACACCGAAGCAAAACGAGCGGCTTCACGGATCTGTGGCATGGAGTTCCATTGACGACTGACGCGTAACTTAGAGCCTGACATCTGACATAAGACCGGGGTTTTAACTTCTCCGTTCTCGTCCAACAACACCAACAAGTGATTGTGAGTTTCTTGAATGTCGTATTGTTTCGGGTCGATAGTCGGGTCTTTTAGTGCTTCACGCGCTAAATCTTCGGTGTCGAATGACCCCAACATACCGCCGCCTGCGTCGCGTTTACGCCATACGGTGTATTCACGAGTGAAGTGTAAGTTGACACAGTACACTGCTTCGAAGAAGTCTTCGGTAAGCGTGTTCATGAGCAAACCTGGTTGTGCACCTTCGATGTATTTTTCACTGCCACGTGTGACTTCCGGCGACATCGCCTGTAGCAGTACTAGGCGTGGGATAAGTTGGTCTTCGGCAGCGACATTTTCGTTTCCTAAGCCCGCGTCAGCAATTGCTTGTGCAGCGAGCATAGTTGCCGGGTTAAAAGCCGTTACTGCGGTAGATTCAGATGCTTGAGTTTGTTTAGTCATAATAAGTTTTTCCTTTTATATGATGTATGGTGGGTTCTATCCAAACCCACGTAGTGCATTTTATAACTTTATAGGTTATAAAACAAGTTAAAAATCAACTTTTAGGCCTTACGTACAGTGATTTTCGTCACCGTTGTAGGCTCTAGCCCTCTGACTTCGACCCCTTGCGCCAGCAGTTCACGGTAGGCGGTTGCATTTAGTCGGCGCTGGAATAGGTATAACATGTCATTGTCACGAGCAAAGGCATTGAAGTCATCCCAGTCAGTGATATTCGGTACAATCTCTTGGGACTTGATCACCTGACCGACACCGCGGACAGTAGCGTTGTCTAGACCGGTTTTATCGAGCGCGACCATCAGTTGCAGTTCGATTTCGTCTAGCTGTTCTTTAAGGGCTTTGTCAGTTTTTGATAGCTCTTGGCGCTGCGCGCGGATATGTTGGTACTCTGTAATGAGTGTTTCTAAAGTTTGTGACTCGCTCATAGTCCAAAATCCTCCGGCTGCGCCACACGTTCAGTGACTTCAACGGCTTCAAGCTCGTTACTGATGATGAACTTCAATTTGCCGATGTTTTCGTCGATTTCGGCTAACTTATCTGCCTGTTGTTCGCGGTTCTTGCGTAGTGCCTGTAGCTGGCGAGCGGTGTCCGCGATACCTTCAACGGCCTCCGGGTCTTCGGCTAATTCGGTAAGTCGGGCTTTGAGTTCCGCTTCCTGTTCAGCAGATTTAGCAGTGTCTGCGAACACGGCTCGACGCTGGATAAGCAATTTAAGTTTTTGAATAGCTTTTAAGGTACGGTCGTAGTTAAAATTGATGGTTGTCATAAGTTAGCCTTCCTTTTTAAAGTTAGTAGTTAATGCGGCGTAGGATAATAACTCGTCCATCGCGTCGAGTTTCACACCGAGCTTGTCGTAGACGTCAAGCTCGACTGTGTTGGTTGCAGCAATTCGGATAGTTTCCGTCTTGCGCGTCTGCCCTGCCCGATAAATACGATGGCAGAACTGTTGATAGTGTTCGGCGTTATAAGTTGGTGATGCCCAGATGGTGCGGTTACCGCGGGTCAGTGTCAGTCCGTGGCCGGCTGATTGTGGATGTGCAAAGACAACTCGTAATTTGCCTGATTGGAAGTCATCAACAATTTTTGCGCGTTCCTGGGCGGGTGTTTCACCGTCAATTACAGCAAATGCCAATTTTCGTTTAGTCGCTTCTTCGGTCAATGCAATCCGCTCGTGCCGCCAGTTAAAAGCGACGACGCAGTGGTCGGTTTCTTCAACTAGGTCAAGCACCAGTTTATACCGCTCTGTATGGATTACATGTGTTTGGCCTTGTTCGTCATACACTGCACCTGTCAGTAGTTGGAGTAATTTACGCAGACGTACACCGGCATTCATCGCACTGATCGCACCACTTTCGAGCATGAGCACGGATTCGCGTTGAAATTCACGGTACTGCTGCATGATTTTGTGCGGCAGTTCAGTGTAGATAGTACGGACGTGGTTCGGCGGAATTTCGATTACGTCCTCGAATTTCACTCGGAACGTGATGTCTGCTGTCATTGCAGTACAAAGCGCCGTGGCCTTTTCTTTGTCTACCCACTTAGTAATTTGCTTCCCACCCACAGCCAGAATTCGAGGTTCACAAACATGCGCACGGAAACCGAAGAAGTTTTTACCGAGGCGCTCACCGTCGTCCACAAGGTAGAGTTGATGCCAGAGGTCGGTCACAGTGTTTGAGTTCGGTGTCCCAGTTAATACCACACGATAAGTGAAGTAGCCCGCGAGTTCTGCCATCGCTTTTGACCGCGTGCTGGTGCGATGTTTATAAGCAGTAGATTCGTCAACGACGAGGGTGTCGAAATCTTTCAAGAGGCCTGGCTCATCGGCGAGGGCTTTGACGCCGTCATGGTTAATTAGCACGATGTCAGTGTCAGCGGCGAATGCTTTTTTACGGTTCTTGGCGTCGGCAACTGAATAAGTTAACTGAGGCGTGAACTTTTTAATGTCTGCGCCCCATGACGCTTCAAGAATAGAAAGCGGGGCTACGACTAGTGCGCGCTTGCCTGTGTTTCTGGCAGCAATGGCATCGAGAGTCGCTCGAGTTTTGCCGGTGCCCGGGTCGGAGAAGTTGCACATGCGGGGATGTGTAAGCCAGAACTCGGTAGCTGCTTTCTGGTGGGCAAATGGGGCCGAAATCATAATACTCTCCTAGATATTTGAGGCGTCAAAATAATTTTTACAATGTCCTTCTTTGCCGTACCAGCAGAAGCGGCAGGCGTTAGCGGACGGGGTTGCCGGGAATTCGGTTGCGGTCGTCATAATCACCGCACGTTTATGCAGTTGTGGGCGGAACGCGAGTGCTTGTTGTCGTGTGTACTCACGAATTAATTTCTCGCCTTTGTCTACGTACCAGAATTCGATTTTTACAAAGTCTAGTTCTGGATAACGCATGAATGCAGCGATGGCGTAATCTAGACCCTGCTCACCGTGCTTGAGTTCGTTGCCGAATTTCTTACCTGTTTTGTAGTCAATAATCAGCGCTGAGCCGTCACCTTCTGTATAGAAACAGTCGAGTTTGAACATCGCCCAGTAGGCTTTTTCGTCAGGGTCTAATACCGACCAGTGTGTGTCGAACTTCCAATTCTCTTCGCAAGTAACCTTACCCTCGGTATAGGCTTCGCGTAAGGCTTCAAACCCACGGGTGAATTTGTTAAGCGGAACGGGGATGTCCGTTGGAATCTCGCCACGAACATATCTCTCCGCGATGTCATGGATTTCTGTTCCACGAGCAGCGGCAGGTGATGTCGGTTCGTAAATTTTATCGATGCGGCTGAATGCTACCGAGCGCGGACACTGCTCATATTTACTTAAACTTGAGAACGACCAGCTCGGCACCGGACCGAGGATAAGGTCGGTTTCGAGTTCATCTTTCTTTTTGTGAGGTTTTGGTACAAAGACCTTGGTATCTGATTCAGGAGCGGTAGATTTCTCCACCGCTTTGCCAATTTTACCGTTCGGGGTGAATTGCACTATCTATCTCCTACTTGATTGAGGTGGATAACTTGGGTCGCCATCTCGACTTTTGTTTTTTCTTCGTTTGGCAGACTGTTAACAATGGCATCGACTTGGTCTTTTGGCATGTACCAAGTGACACGGGTACCTCGGACTCCGGAAGGTTGTCTCCTACTCTCAACCCCATTCGCTGACAACAGACGACCGAACTTGTTTGCGGTCATCTCTCGTGTACCTTCGACGAAGTGGTACATAATGCGTAACTCCTCGTTTTCGACGAACGTTTGGCGTTCGAATTTGGCATCGTGTAACCATTTGAGCACCACTGTCCGACAACGAGCGGCAACACTTGCCATGGTTGGGTCGACCTCACGAGCTTCTAGCACCGTGGTGAAGTAATCTAAGTCGCCGCGACGGACTGCGCTAAAGAACGCTTCACTCGACGTTTTACCTGCTTCACGGGCCATTTGTTTGGCTTCGTTGTTCAGTGCAATAAATGCCTGCGGAATATTGACTTTGAAGTTGTGCAGGAACGCCGCCATTGCTTCAATCTCGCTTTCAAGTGCTTTATCTACATTCTCACGGTCATAGATAAATTCCGGGAATGCGTCTTTGAGCATGACCTCTTGACGAGGGGCGACATTAAATCGACGGTCATTGTCCGGGATTGTCAACGCGTTTAAATCGTTAGTTGACATAATCAAGGACGCGTACGAGCGAATCTGCTCTTGCTCTTTACGCATAGCGCGGAGCGTGCGTTCATCGTCGGTGATTAAGGACTTGAGTGACGCTTCGGTCTTCTTGTGATTGCTCAATGTTTTCATATTGAGTTCGTCAATCAAGACCAGTAGCGCGTATCGCTCCCAACCGTTCTTGTCGTCTTCAAAGTTACTGAGTTGCTTCTCGTAAGCGTACTTCTCGCCCCAGAGCGGGCGACACACGGTGCGGTAGAAGATACCTTTACCTGTGCCTTGTGTCCCTTGTAACACCCAGCAAGTCTGAGCTTTTTTGCGGGTCTGAAAGATATACGCAAACCAGTTTAAGAAGTGGCAAATTACTTGGTCGTCGTATGCCAACATGTGCGAAATGACCTTGTAAATGGTCGGGCACACGAACTGCAACATGGTTGCTGTGTTATATTCAATACCCTCGACCGGTGCCTCATATTGTTTGCGCATATACTCGGTCGGTCTGAACGTGTTCACCAGTGTGTACCCTGTGAGCGGGTCTTCGGTAAACGGCTTAGTTGTCGTTGGGTCGAATAGGAGTTTTGCCGGTGGTACTTGCTCCGGAAGCGTACGGCCGTAATGGTTAAACCATAACTCTGCTTTACCTTTGTCAGTGGCGGTTTCATCCATGATAATGGCGTCTTCTTCCGGCGAATATAAAGTTAGTAGATAGTTGGTTGCACCCTCTAGAAACACCATAGGGCGTTTTTCAGTATTTCTGTCTTCTTTGGCCGGCGTGTGTCCTTTGAACCGTTCAAGGTGCTCGGCGTAAGTGTCCGGGTCAGCAGCCTCAAAGAGGAATGGGTCTTCACCTTTGAAGTTGTAGACGATCGTCGGGTTGGATAGGTGTACGTAATAAGCATTACTGTCGCCGGTCGGCCCTACGTTATAGTAGCAAAAGCGATCACTATGGTAAGCGTAACGCATACTCATGCGTGACGGGTTGTTAATGACCTTGTTGTTACTAATGACCGAATAGGACGCTCTAGTGTATTTGAGGCCCTTATCCTTATAGCATTTAGTTATAATAGCCTGTTGTAACTGCTCGTTTTGTTCTAAGTCGAGCTTTGCCACCTCAGCCGAGATAGAGGCGAGTTGTCTTAACCCTGGTACGACGACGACGCGTTGGCTGTTATCTGTAAACGGGTTCTTAACCCCCTCAAATGCCGGCGGCGCGATGTAGATGATTCGACTGTTGTCAGCTAAACATGGGTCAATTAACCATTTAAGTGCTTTACCGTGTGCGGTAACAGTGAGCTTGTCGGCAAAATACTTTAAGTTTAAGTGCTTGATGTACTCTTTCAGTGACTTAGGACTAATAGCCTGGTCTAAGAAAAAGTGTAGATGCACACGAGCGGTGTCAGCAATGCCGCACGAGCTTGATGCACAGGCTACAAACGCTGTATCTCTAAGCTCTGGGATGTCTTTGATGACTTCTTTGGCGACTGCGGTCAGACGCTCGGCACCGTATTCACCTTTTAAGCTCATGCCGCCGATAGGTAAACCGTCCACGTCAAGTACCATGACACGTGTTTCAGCGATCGTGTCGGTTTTATTGGCGCGGGATTCGTTGACCAACGGCGATTTTAATGGGCCTTTGTAGAGGCAGTGATTAAGCGCTGCGTGTTCGCGCAGTTTATTAGCGTAATCTTCAAGGGTGTCGACTTCTTCCACGTGACTGGTGAAGTTTTTCGCCAGCGGGTAAGAAGTGACTTCATTCGATTTGAAGACCTTATGGAGCGGTATTTTGGCGCTTAGGAACGTGATCTGCATTTTTGTACCCAATCAAAATCGTCTCGGCATTCTTCGGAACAGAAAAGTTTGTCCGTTGGCTCATGGCAATAGTGACAGAACCCTGTCGGTTTTAGCGCACCAGCGCGTTTGCGTGTATTTAGGGCGGTTTCGAATAAAAATGTTGAATGTTTTTCAGCGATGTCGACGTCGTCCATAGTGGTCTCCGGGTATAAGTAGAACCTAAAGAGATATAGTATAACTCTTTAGGTTATAATTTAAATTAAATTTTTTCATGCAAAACTACTATTTTGAGTAATTTTTTGCATACCCCCCTTCGGAATCAAGTGGGAGGTTCGGCATCCAGACCGGTGAAACACACATAAATTCTTGGATTTTAGCTTGAATATCATCAGGTGTGTATCTCGAGTCGTTGTCCTTGGCAATGACGATGATTTCGTCGTGGACTTGTAACACAATACGGCCTAGGTCGTTTTCGACTAGCCAACGGTCGATGTTGTTCATCGCCTGTTTGATAACTATGCCGGCTAAGCACTGGCAGATGTTTTCAATCAGGTTGGCCCCGTAGATTTTTTTCCAGAATTTACCGTTCCAGTACTCAAGCTCGTCGAGGTCATTGAATCGCAGCCCCGGGTAAGATAAGAATAACCCGTTCGGGAGCAGTAAGCCGTTGTGAATAACACGGAGTGGCCCCCATTGCAGGTCAATCTTCGGGTCCATCATCGCAAGTAGCATCTGTTGCGCTACTTGCCAGCTACGGGCAATTTCCGGATATTTACGGCGATAACCATATACACAGGTCTGTGCTAATTCAAGTGAGCACTCCATCGGTGGTGCACCCATCGGACCTGACTGTAGCGTCTGCTGGAATCGTAGGACGCCCATACCGTAACCAAGACCTAGGATACAGGTTTTGCCTACGTTACGTTCAGTTTTAGTGGCTTTCGACACCGGGTAATGGTATACAACCTCCTCAGCGAAGTTTGAATATACATCGAAGCCGTGTCGGAAGGCCTCGACGAGGTCGTTTTGATTAGCAAATGACGCATTCACACGGCAATTACTGACGATGTAACCGTTATAGGTGAATCGGTTTCGTGGGCCCGCGTTTATGATGTCCCAGACTTCTGTTTTCGAGGTCTGATTGGTGTAAGATTGGCTCTTTCTATGCACTGTTCCGGTGTTAGCCCCTGTTTGTGCCACAATAATATTGTTGACGGGTGCCGACCGGGACAATAGTCTCTGGCAAATTTGCTGACAGACATTGATTGACCGTCGTAACTTACTACCATGTTGCAGCGTCTTGTTTGTGCGTTTTGTTCGCGGTTCACTAGCCGTATGTTCCCTTCCTCGTAGTGGCCGTTCGTATCTATTCTGTCGACTTCCAGTCCAGAATAATCCGGTAACGGCATTAATTGCCATAGATAACGTACGAAGTGCGCCGGAGATTCGAATCGGTTTTCTACCCCCTTGTAGGTCTTTGACGACGGCTTGTTGGCCTTCAGCCTTGTTGTCATTGCATTGTAGCGACGCTGTAATTGCACCCTTGGTTTTTTTGGTATGTCCGGATAATCCGAATTTCCACAGCTTTTGCAAGCCGTTGATTTTCCATGCTCTAGGTCGGATGCAGTTACTAACGATTCTTTGCCACAATCGCACTGCACATGCAGGGTTACTTTGCTCGTGTCTAGCGGTATTGGTTTGTCTAGAACTGTCCATTTCCCGAATCGCTTGCCCGCCAATTTCTCCAACCAGCAGAGCCGCTTTAGTTGACATAGCCTCGCCCAGCGGTAGTTTGGTCCCGTCGGCAAGATAGACGACGTGGTCAGGTGTCGCCGTAATGCCTTTGTACGTGATGACATCGCGTTCTCCTTTGCATATTACTCCGTCATGGGTTATCCACTCTAATCCGTCCCATAGACGGTCTGATAGTTTAATGTCTTTGAGTTTTTTCAGGCCCGAATCAGTCAGCACAAGTCCATCTCCGTGGAGACATTCAATATTGCTCGAGTCTGCAACATACACTTGATACCCATCAGGGGCACAGAGAGCAAGGCGGTGGCGTGAGCCTCGAGGAAGATTCTGGAGGTTTATGCCGTCAGAGCCGCTGTATCTGCCCGTCGCCGCCCCGTAATACTTCAATGGCACCGGCAGCGGTAATGCACCATCATTACTGCAATTAAGCAGGGTCTGCGCGCGGGTGGCGGAGATAGTGGACTTGGCCAACTCACGGGCGATAAAAATAGGTTCGAGTTCCGGGTTATCGTCCTTGAAGCGGATGTATGGCACATCTTTTTTACCAAAGGCGTAGGTTGCTGCGCCTTTGAGGTTCGTTTTCATCGGTGGTTTGAGACCGAAGACTTCGGAAAGTAATCTGGCATAACGAGGATTACTGCTGAATAGCTTCACGTCTAATGGTAAATCGAATGTGTCCGGCACACCACGTAGACGGACCGCTTCAAGGGCGCGCTCAATTGCGTTTTCGGTCTCCGTCACATCGTCGTGTATTGCTTCACGTAACAACGGCGCGTCGGTCACGAACATCGGTTCGGCATACATACGGATAATCATATGCACTTGGTACAGTTCTTCTTCCGGGAAGCCGAAACTGAGTAGTTTTTTATATGCACGGTAAGTTAAATCTACGTCGCGTTTATTGTAGACAGCCATACGTCCATGCTGTTCGGGCGTTAGTGTCTCTACGCCCAGGAACGATTCAAGGGTGCCGTGAATTTTGTGTAGTCTCGGGTCATTTGGAAATAGTCGTTTACCCAGTGCATCGAGTGATGCGGATTCGCCCGGCCAGTATGCGCGAGACATTGACATAGTGTCTGCGTACGTATCGGGGCGTACACCGTAATGCCAGTTTAGTGCAGCCGCGTCGAACGCTGTATTTTGACCGACAAACGTCCATGGTCTCGGTAAACTGTTAAGAAAATCAATCGCTTGTGGTATATTTTCAGTGTCATAGTACTGCGTTTCTTGGTCTTCGACCTTAATCGCGAGACTGTGCAATTTAAATTTTGGGTGACGAATGTACTCTGTCATCGTCATTTTTCGGAGACTTACTTCGTTGTCGTAGTAGGTTTCAATATCTATTGTCACATCCATTTTTTGCTTCCTCGCGTTCGATTAAAAATTCCAGCTGCGATTCTTCGTGTTCAGCAGCCATTTTTGCTAATTCCTCAGCACGAAGCTCGTTCGCCAGCTTACGGGAATCGGCAAGGTATACTTGGTACACCCGCTGCTCGCCAAGCGCACTAAGCGCGGTGTCCATGGCAGAAAAACGTGCGTCGACACGTTTTTCTAGCGCTTCGTGGTCGAATTGGCGCATTAGTTTACCTCTTGATAAAATTTATATTTACCGGTCGCTTTCGCAAGTTTTTGGAAGTGTTTCATGATGTGATCTTCGGCTTCTTCCGGCGAGATGACATCTTTAACCAAGATACCGAATGAGTGATTGACACCATTAATGACAGCATTGAATATGACCATATCCTCTGTCTGTTTTCGTTGTACGTGGAGTAGTTCTTTCAGTTTTTCGCGAAGTTCAATAGTTGAATCTGCGACGATTACGGTTATATCGTGGTACGTAACTAAATACATGTTATTCCCCTGGGTTGTAGAACTTAATCGCGTTTCTTGTCCCGTCCTGCATAATTTCTTCCGTGTACACGTCAAGGCACGCAGGTGGCGGGTCGAGTATTGTTAAAATGCTCGCCGCTTTGAAGCCGTCGATACTTAGTTCGAGCGTTGTGGCGGCGAATCCTTGTGGGGTGGCAAACGGGTGAAAATCCGGTATGCGTGGAGACAGGCGCTCACGGAAATTCACCAGTTCGCCTTTTTTCATCTTCTTACCTGTCGGCTCAAAATGAATTTTTAGTAATCGTGTCTGTTTCAATAGCTCACGGTGGCGGCGTTGGCCGATAAACCACTGCTCAAAATCAGCGAGGGTGTCAGCTTTGAAATGCACAACCTGGTGCTCGGTGTTGTCTGTCTCATATTTTGTCAACATCGAACCGAGGACGTTGTACACATGAAATGGTGCTAGGACCGCTCTTAGTGATACATCGTCCATGTCATAGGGACTTGCCACCCAGAACATAGTGAGCTTGTGGTTTGGGTTGGCTTTCTCGAATCTATCAACCAGTGACTCTGCGATATAATCGTTAAGCTCGGAGAGTGTGACTTCGGTTTGTGTAAATATGTTTTCTTCTTTATCAAGGTACACTTCGCCATCTGGGTTGCGACAGACGACGCCACTGTGGATATTCCATTTCCATCGCTCAGTTTTTAGCGCTACCTCTTGAAGTTTCGTGATTGCTGTCGTCTGTTGGCGCTTGCGGTCATAGACTACAGTTCGTGGTTGTAGGCCTGTGCGACCGCCCTCTAGCTCTCGACGGTCGACACAGTTACAGATAATGAGATTTTTAAGGTCATAGGCCGCTTGTACCCGCATACGTTTATTGCGGTCTGAGCGGACGACTTTACCGTTTTTACGGCGGTTTTTACTCGTCGCCATCGGTAACCTCCATAAAACGGCCTCTAGCGTCTAGTGTGTACCAAGTGTCAGGTTTAATGTTGTTTTTGCCTACTTTTGATGCTCGAATGTGGATTAATTCCCCTTCGTCATTTCGGTAGACACATACAATCGCACCATCTGCACCGGCTTTAGCTTTTGATTTTTTGCCAAGTGCAATTGCAACAGACTGATAACCCGTATTTGTCGCAGCGGAATAATTACCCGTATTTGTCGCAGCGGACTGATAACCCGTATTTGTCGCAGCGGAACGATCACCCGTATTTGTCGCAGCGGACTGATAACCCGTATTTGTCGCAGCGGACTGATAACCCGTATTTGTCGCAGCGGAATAATTACCCGTATTTGTCGCAACAGACTGATAACCCGTATTTGTCGCAGCGGAATAATTACCCGTATTTGTCGCAGCGGAATAATTACCTGTATTTGTCGCAGCGGAATAATTACCTGTATTTGTCGCAGCGGAACGATCACCCGTATTTGTCGCAGCGGAATAATTACCCGTATTTGTCGCAGCGGAATAATTACCCGTATTTGTCGCAGCGGAATAATTACCTGTATTTGTCTCTTTTGCGTTGCTCCAATCAACTTTACCTTTTATCCAGTCAACCGCCTTTTTTACCATTTCAGGGATATTAATTTCTGCTTCTACAGTGATTTTTGCGGATGCAATTTTTGTATCATCACCATCTTTCGATGTTTCGCCACTCATTTTGACCACAGCAAATTTACTCTCTACCGGACTGTAATAGCCAAGCACATCTAGCGGATACTCGCAGGCGTGAAATCCGCTCTCACAAGCCTTAACATTGCCTTTATGCTTATACGTTTTACCCACCTCGTACTTATACCCGCGGCAAGTCCAATCTTTGTTAAAACCTTTGTAAGCGATAATTTCTTTGGTCTCATTCATTATGGTTATCTCCAATACGTTGACATGTTATTTTTCTTGCCGGGAGCTCTCTGACCGCCTTCCATAGACGGTATTTTTGGGTAATTGGTATCGGTAAATCGTTAGGGTAAAACGTGAAGTAACTAAACCCGTTTCCTATCCATAAACTCATACCTGAATTCTTGTGTTGTACCATATAATTGGTTTGTGACCACTGCTCGGGGTGCTGCTCGAGAGTTTCGATTAGCTCCTTATAAGGTGACACCGGCTCACGTTGTAAAAGTCGTGCAATGAGTAGAAACATTAACCGCAGCCCTCCATGTCTTTTAGCCATAAATACAGCTCACGAACTTTTAGTAACGCTTCTTTATAAAGCTCGTCGGCTAACTGCTCTGTGTTGGCTGTTAATTCAAATATGACGTACGATGTCGGTTGTACAACCGTGTTACTTGCTAATGGTGCTACTGTCGCACGGACACGGAAAAAATCTCTACGCTCTTTAACAACTTCTACCGTTACCGGGCAGCCTATCGGTGCTCTGAATTTGGTTTGCATAATTAATCCTTAAATACTGTGTATGAAACTCCTAGGAAATCATTGAACAGATTAACGACACTCGCCATCAGTTCTGCATCGTGTTTTGTTGAGATAAATGAGAATCGAATTACCCACTCCGAGCCTTGTCTTGTTTCTATGAGGTAGAGAATCTGTGGGTAACGTTTACGTAGGTCAGCAGTTGCTCGTTGTAGGTACTCTCCGTAGTGTGTGTTACCTACTTCAACCTCACGATAAGGGATGCCGATACGGACTGTTTTCACTGTACGGAACAGTGAAAAAAGAAACTTAATCATAGGTCAGCCTTATAGTATTTACTCATAATTTTACGTCCGGTAATCCGACGCGCGGCAAGCGCCGCCATCTGATGATATTCGGCACGAACTCGGGCGTGTTTTTTGTATTCCGGGTCAGATTTTTTGACTCTAGCGAAGCGTTCTTCGACCGCTTTCAGGAATTGCGACAACGAGCCTAAGAAACAGCCTCTGGTCGCTAACACACCTTTTTTTGCTTTGTAAATGGTTAGGTGCCCCTTTTCCATACCGACGTTCTCGATCACAATAAAATCATTCTGGGAGTCAATCTGTGCACTGACAAAGTCGCCCGCCATGATTCTGATTGTTTCGCTGCCGGAACTTTTTGTGGTGCCGATTACTGAGTTACGTAAACAGGTGCTGGCTTGAATGCGGGCCATTTTATTGATGGTTGTCGACACTACAGACGCAGTGTTTGTAATGAGGCTAGACGCGTATATCGAGGAATCTTTCACTCGTGCGCTGCCTAAGATGTACGTCCCACCATATATCACCGAGTTGACGACTTTCGCTTCATCAGAGATATACGTAAAATCATATATTCGGGTTGTTTCCCCCACTACTTGGGCGTCTTTATCGACGGTAGCATCGTCCATCACGATGGAGTTGCCCCAAACCCAACATGAGCCTTCGTGAGAAAGGTTTTCATCGGACGCGATATACCCGCCAAGTCGCCCCTCGGTGACATTTTTGTTGTCGGCGACAAAGTCTTTTACCGCCATAATGCGGTAGACTCTTTGTGTTGGGCAGTTTTCACGAACAATGTCGCGGTAATCGTCATCGAGTATGATGTATTTGAGCCCATTCTCTTGCGCTAATCTGATTCTATCTCTAAGCTCCATGGCTATAGCTCCGGAATTTCGTTACCTACAATGTCGTAAATTACGTCAAAAGCCTCGACGCATTTATCATACATACGGCGTGCATCTTTCTCACTTTCATACGTCTGTGAAAATAGGTCTAGGATTTGTACATCATCTTCGGTGTCTTCTCGTACCATCGCGTGAACTTCAAAAAAGTCATCTTCTTTTTCTAGTAGCAAGACTACAGTATCCTTGGTGATTTGACGCCACTCAGTGTTCTTCAAAATCATAGCTTTATCTCCCCTCGAGCAAACGCTAAAAACTTTTGTTTACCCGGATAAGTGACACCTAAATACTCACAAAAATTGGATAGGTGTCTTAATGTAGTCACCGTGTAATTGCTTGGGTTATTGTTTGCATACGTCCAACCGGAATACTGGTCGTATGTCGCCATGTGGGTTTCATACGACACACATCTGTATTCGCTGCCTTCTATAATAACTATGGCGTTATTAGCTAGCTTAACTACTTTCATTAGATGTTCTCCATGTTCTTTATTGCCATCTCACGGCGTTCGATCTCCTTCTTCCACCCGTAGCCGTAGTCAATACCGGGTAATGGGTCTACGACGCCGAGTGCAACATAAAACGTGTCAATGAGTGCCGGGATGATTTCGTAGTTAATCTTATGTACCTGTTCCTGGTCTTTTAACAGACCTGCGTGCGGGTTATTTGAGATGTGCATACCGCCACGGTCTAGCACCTCGGCCATTCTTTGTAAAAAGTAAATGGATTTAATCATCTCCAAGAACAGCCACAGACGCCAGTCGCTGTTCAGCGACATATTAAATTCATCAGGTACGGTCGGTATTGCTAGTGACTTACCGAAAACATGGTTAAGCGCGTCATACCACATTTTGCCAGTATCATTTAAGACACTGTCAAGGTGCGTGTGGAACCAGTCTCTAACGTTATCGGATACCGGCCGCAAATAACCAAACGACCAGTACCAATCACACTCCCATTCAGGGCGGATAAGATACATATCGCCGAAATCGGGATGATTACCAAGAAACACTCTCTCCGGGTACTCGCGGAGTAGTTGTGGGGCTGTATCTGCCATGAGTTAGGTCTCCTGTTCTCTATGCTCACGTTCTTCTGCCGCGAGTTGTTGTAATTCTTCGTATACCATCTGACCGTTGTCACAGGCGTGGAGCGCTGTGTAGGCGGCAAACGGCGTAAGTGGGGTTTCTGTCTCCACGCTTACGATTCGGGATAAGGCGCGGGAGACAAGCGCGCCACGGTTCATCCACATAAGCGCGGAGCACAGAAACTTGTCGTTACGCAGGTAAATGGTTACCAGGTCTTTGAGTTTGTCTAGGTCGAGGTTATTCGTCCCCGGCACTAGGTAAGTGGCTAGGGCCTGTTGTGTCTTCACTGCCTTGTGTCTCCTGTTCAATAATCAGGTCAATATAGTGACGAGCTTTCTGTAGATCTTCTATGTTGCCCTCGTTTACCCATCGGCAGATAGATTTAATTACGCTACCCTCCGCAAACGGGATATTGTTTCTATAGATGAATTCAAACGGTTGAACAGTGAAGTTACGATAGTGGTTACCCCCAATCTGAATGTCGGTCACTGCCGCCGGTTCCAGGTTTTCTACTATGCGGCCTTCTTCCAATTTTACGCTAGGCCAAATGGGCGTTGTTTTATAGAGCTTTGCCGAATACATAACTGTCGATTGTCTACCGGTATATTCGGTTGAAATTCCGAGAGATTTAAGGTCATCAGTTAGTTTGGATACCATAATGACTTTTTCGTTGTGCTCGAGCCTTGACATATCAAATTCGAGCACAATGGAATCGTCGGCACTACTTGTGGAGTTAATAGTATGGCAAACGTCAAATAAGGTGTTTGTTGTGTACATTATCTATCCTTCCAATCAGTTAAAAATGTTGTAGATTCCGCCACGGTTCACGGGTAAGAAACGCCTCGCCTACATGGAACTCGTCAACGGTGAATACAATCGCTAAGTGTTCGGAGTCCATTCTAAAATCCGCCTGCACCTGAACTGCTCCGTTGTACACAGTAAGCATGATTACCGGTGTAGGGGTATCTTCGTTCACATAACGTTGTAGTGCTCGTTCAACGATTCGCGGGTCACAACCCACTCCCCAGGTGCGGTCGTGGTGTAGGTCAATTCGAAGACCAAGCGTGTCTAGCGCTTGTTCACGGAAAATTGTCATCGTGCCGATACGGGAGCCCGCACTACGGATGGTTACGTCGATGACATCTTCTGAACGTGAGCGCTCGTGACTAATATCGATTGTCATACCTACACCGTCTTCTTGAGTGACATAGTCCGTGTCTTCGGTTATAAACACCCAATCCGGGTGCTTGGTAAGCAGTTCCTGTAAAAATTCCTGGAACTGTTCTGACCGACAATATCCGGTCTGGTTGTCAAATGATGAAGTTAACGGGTACACGTTAGTGCCTCCTTAATGATTCCTTCTCCATATTTACGGACATGACACCGTATAGCAGCGATCGCGTACCGCTTATCACGTTCCGGTGATTTATGAGTTTTGTACCGTTCCCGCGCACGTTCCCGCTCACAGTCGCGGCACCACGAGTGATACCGGTCAAGGGACTCTAACCACCGAAAGTTGTCGGCGGTTAGCGGTAACTGTCTACGGCAGCGGTAACAGGTACGGTTAATGAGAGTAGAGTTATTAATCACGATGTCTTATAACTCCTTTGTATAAGCTAGTGCTTGCTGATAGATGTACTCGAAGTCGCGACTTCGAGCAGGGTCAAACGGCAAGCGTGTGAGAAACTTGTACTCATTAAATGAGTTTCCGCGACGATTCATTTTCGGGCGCATGTAAATGTTCAACCCGTCTCTGAACGGTAACGCTTTGTAGTGAACGGGAGCCTTGTTATAGACCCCCGTATAGATTACGAAGCGTTGGCCGTCTGTCACGCGAGTGGAGACTTTGAAAGCGATAATATACCTCTCTTGGTTATAATCCCAGGTAAAATTAACCTTTTCGTGGACCGCGGCGATTGCGCATTGCGTCGAGCCACGCCTGGGCATCTTGTCTTGTACGGAAGCAGTTGCCTTCGTTTACCACCGAAGCGTCAGTAAAACGCGCTTCGGACCCGGTGATACCTGTGAGTGTAATCGAGTAGTATGCTTCCCCTTGTTTAGGCCAGAACGGTTCCGGGAGGTCTTTAAGGTCGACGCTCCGGTCTTCGTTGTTACCCCACTCAGGACCAATACCAAAGTCATGGAGCGCTTCACGCATCAGGTAATAAGAATTACCTACAGTGTCGAATAACCACAAACCGGCTTTGTGTGAGTTCGCACCGGCATCAAGCGGGGTGTATTTCGTCGATAGAATCGAAGTTAGGCGCAGACATAGTGGCATTTCGGTACTGCGATTGGAAGATACATGCTCGACCTTAAATTCTGCATGTTCGGTCTTTACAGTGTCACCTCTTTTTAGGGTGTCTAGGCTGTAATAAGTTGTTGGGACGTCTTCGGCGTCAGCGTCAACGTCAGCGTCAGCGTCAGCGTCAGTAATATTGAAGTTACCCAGAAAATCAACGTATACCCACCATTCTGTGCCAATGCTGTCGAAGACACAGTGTCGTTCTGTATCGGCTGTAAGGGGGGTGTATCTAGTGGATTTAATCGATGTTAGACGAAGACAAATCGGTCTCACGTCGTCGTTAGAGTCGAGTTTGTCAACAACAAATGTCGCGTGTTTAAGGTCGATGGTGTCGCCCTCTTTTAGGTCTTTTAAATCGTATTGTGGCATATGAGCTCCTCAATAACTGTTGTAAGCTCCGGAGGTCAAGCGTATAGAGACCTCCGGGCGTGTATAGCCGAACGTTAAATGGTGCCTTCGTAGATGTCTACTACCGTAGCCAGGTTGTCACGGATAACTGACAAGAAGTACGTGTTAATGTCAGCGAGATGACGGTCGTAGCCGATAACACGGGTACGGAATGCCGGCACGCTGCCGTCTTCCGCCGCTACTACACTTACGTGGAACGTAAATGCAGGCGCATCGACATAAGCAGAAAGCGTGATGGCGAACGACGTCGGTAACTTGTGCTCGGATGCACTTTCCACCTGTGTCATCAGGGATGCCGACGCATGTGAGCGGTGTGCCTCGTCGTCCAAGTGGCTATTAGTCCGGCGCACGTGGTTAATGTCGGCGTTACGGATAGCAGCGACTGCCTGTGGTACGGTCATCTGTTTCTCGCCCGCGTACGGGGTAATATGCTCCGGCCAGTCTTCAAGGAGGCTGATTAGCTGACGTTGAGTTAGCATTGCACCGTTAAGACCGCTGAACAGTGTTTTTTTCTCCGTCGTGTGGGATGTTTCTAAACACGCGGTATGGTTACCGTGACCAGGCTGGGCCGGTGTACCCTCGTCAAAAATGATGGACGCTTGACCGACAGCAGGGAGCACAAACAGTGCCGGTTTCTCGGGTGCGTCCGCGTTTACGTGCGCTTTGACGTAGTCTACGAACGCTTGAATGTTACCTGTGGTGAATTTACGGGTAAAGAATCGTGCCTGCGGTGCGAAACACGAGATGTCGTGCAACGAGTAATTATCCGGTATCGCTACTACGTTAGCCGGTACAGGCTTCAACATCTGTGCTTGCACTGTAGCGTTGTCGACGATTTCTTTAATGGCGGTTCTATCCATAGTTACATATCCTGTGGTTGGTTGTGGGTTAACGGAAGGATTGACAACCGACCGCCACGTCCGACATACATCGGGGTGACTGTGGTGTCCTCTTCTAACAGCTTACCGCGACGGGTAGGCATGTCATATTTCAACTTGTGCGTAATCTGCACCTGGTCGGAGTCGTTGTCCGCTTTCTTGACAGAAAGTTCTAGGACAATCTTTCCTTGTTTATTTTGCGTGACTACACCCAACGCCACTTGAGCAAGGGCAGACGTTAGTTTGTTGGCAAATACACCAGCGTCAAGTTCTGAGAGCACTTCTTGAATCGAGGTACAGTCGTTACGTGTCGTCGGCAATTGTTGAGGTTGAGGCATAAGGTCTCCTTATTGGTCTGATTTAACTTTCTAACTGTACTTTTATGTGTTTCCGGTCTGATAGTACCGATACAGACAGACCTTCAAAACACTCTAAATCTTTTAATGTGCTAGCCGACATGTCTATATCGCAAAAACATGTCGGTAGAATGAGGTCATTGGCGTCGTCAATATGCGGCGGGCCAATTTCCGCGTATACGTGTTGGGGCTTGATATAGAGCGTATCCTTGTTTGGGGCTTGATATAGAGCGTATCCTTGTTTGGGGCTAAATCAATAGTACTCTTAATGTTCAATAACACGTGGTTGCGTGACTCCGCGAGTAAACCGCTCATGTAAGTGTTTCTGGTCTCTAGCCAGTAATCTTTTAATGTTTCCATTGCGAGGTCCTTACTCGTTGTTAGTGATTAGTGACACTAAATCGTCGTCAGATTCTCCAGTCATGGACGCACGGCCGTCTTCCATCCAGCTGTCCGCTCGACCGCGGAAAATACCATCAGCAGCAAAAACGACTCCTTTGAATGGGTACATCGCACTTGGGGTTATTGTGTCATGCGAGATAACTTGAGCCTTTCTACCGCTACGGGTGAGGTAGCATTTTCCTACTTCAATGCGGAAGGCCGGCTGCACAAGCGCGCGGTCGTCGACAATGCCGTAACGCACCAGTAGGTCGGTGTCTATCCACCAACCTTCGTCAGGGACTTCGAACGTGTAAACGCTCGGATGATTAGCGGTGGCTATAAATAAGCATTTAGGTAACGGCAACGGGAGGTCTGAACCCTCTAAAGTCAGTTCTAACGGTTGATCCTCATCTTCTAGGTCTAATCCGCTCACTCTAAAACGGGTCTTATTGACCTCGACGATGTCGTTGAGTTTGAGCTCTGTCAGGTTATATTGTTTGTTCACTGGAAAATCTCCTATGTATATGTAAGAGGTATAATATAACTGAAACAGTTATAAGTCTAATAACATTTCGGCATAAGCCGGGTTTGTTAGCACTGGCATAAGACCTACACACAGAGCCACGAGTGCGCACACGAGATGGCGCGCACGACCGGTGAACGCGTAGGCTGCCATGAACGCAAGCCAGGCGTCCTGTGCATAGGGTACAAGGTAATCAATAGCCATACACGTCCTCCCAGTCGAAATCGTCACTTGGCGCGTGTTCTTGAGGTATGTTTAGGTCATATTCACTCATATGTTGTCTCCTATGAGGGTTAGTTGAAAAAGTACTGTATAAACACGCCACACACACATGGACGCATTTTTAGCGCATGGACGCATTTTTACGGGAAAATGGACAGAATGGACAGAACCAAAAAACACGTTGAGGTCAGTCTGCACAAGGTCTCTGGACAGAATGGACGGAATACTATTATGTTTACGGACTAGAAACACAAAAATACACCCGACACCTGTGTGTAGCACCTACAGTGGGATGCGGTCAAAAAATCGCGGATTTCTGTCCATTGTGTCCTACCACCGCGTGTTTCCTGGTTCCATTTCCATGGACGCATTTTTTTGCCCTGTGAAAATGCGTCCATTTATGGACAGAATTCTGTCCATGGTCGTGTTTTTTCCGTCCATCGATCACTTTTTAGTCATCACTAACCATTATCACTGTATATTCATCCAGAACCACTGTATAAACGTGACGCGGTGTCACTTATTTGTGACATTTTTTACTGTCACTTTTTGTGTTCACTAACCAATAACATCTGTCACTTATCATTGGTTAGTGTTCTTGTTCTTCGTCGTTCGTTCACTGTCGCGTTTTCTTTGTTACTTGGTATGTTTCATCGTCTTTGTCCTTTTCCTTCGTCTATGGCTCTCTTATTGTTCTTTTTGTCTTATAACTATTTCTTATATTGTTTGGCGAGGGACAAGGGACGAAGGCGGCGTTAATCAAACCGGAAGCTAAGACAAAAAACTACTGTATAAAGCCTCCGACACAATCAAGGTGTCTGACACAATTTCTGTCAGTACTGACAGAATTCTGACAGAATTTTTTTGTGGTTGAGGCCTTGCCCACACTGGGGTTCTGACAGATCTGACACAATTTTTTAGTGCTTGGACTAGAAAAAAGAAATTACCTGTAACACCTGTGTGTAGCACCTACAGTGGAATGCGGTCGTTTTTTCTGTCAATTCTGTCAATTCTGTCAGAAACCCCCGTGTTTTCTAGGGTCCTGTGACAGGCGCTTCTGACAGATTGCCGAAAAGTACTGACAGATTCCGTGTTTTTCTGACAGAATTCTGTCAGTACTGACACAAAAAACGTGTCACTGCCCGTAACAACTGTATAAAAACACATGAGAATACAAAAACCACTGTATGAATTGCCTAATATTTGTCCACTCTCGTGTGTTTATCGCCTCTTTCCTCACTTTTTTATCTTTTGTGTCGTCATATTCTCTCTGTTACCTGGTGTGTTTTCGTGGTCATGTAACTATTTTTCATATCCTTTATCCTTTATCCTTTATCCTTTATCCTTTATCCTTTATCCTTTATCCTTTATCCTTTATCCTTTGTTATTCATCTGTTTTTCGTGGCATCTATCTCACACCATGGGTTTGTATTACTTAACCTCTGATAGCGGCTCTCTGTGCGTGATATTTGACGTCTGAAAGTGAACATTTTTGAACACCAAAAAGTACTGTATAAAACAGATACGCGGAATTTTTGCAGATACGCGGAATTTTTGCAGATATACGCGGAATACGCAGATTCAAAAAGTGGCACGAACCCGCGCCAACACTGGCGGATACGCGGAATACGCAGATTTTTAGCGTGTTTACCAGCTACAAAAAAAAATATGTCCATAACAGGTGTGTGTAGCACCTACAGTGGAATGGGGTCAAAAAAAAACGCGTATTCTGCGTATTTCGCGTTCAACCCGCATGAACACTGAAAGGTGTATTTTTTGAATCCGCGTATCCAGGAAAAAATTCCGCGTATATTGAGTGAAATTCCGCGTATATTCCGCGTATCTGTGTTTTTTGTCGTTTTTCAGCCGATACTGGTCATTTATACAGTTTTTCACAAAAAACACTGTATAAAACGGCTGTTTTTTAACCGCTTCTCATGTCCACTTCTCATGCCCACTAACCAATAACATCTGTCACATGTCATTGGTTAGTGCCCTATTTCTTCGCCATTTGGCCGTTGTTACATTATCTCTTCTCCTTCGTGCGGCTCTATCACCCCCACTCCTACCTTTTACCAATCATCATAGGTTGGGAGTCTGCGACTTCGGGCATGAATCGGTACAGGGTATTGGGAGGGACTAGAAAACTACTGTATAAACACACGAACAGAACATCAGGTCAGTTGCCAGAATTATTGCCGGAATTGCCGGAATTTCCCCAAAAATTGCCGGAATTGCCGGAACCAAAAAACAGGCGGAGCACAGGCGGAGCAAGGGCTCTTGCCGTAATTGCCGGAATTATGACGTGTTTACCGACTAGAGAATGAAAAAGAGCTCTCACAGTGTGTACACAGTACTACAGCAGAATGCAGTGAAAAAATCCGGCAATTCCGACCCTATCCGGCAACAAACCAGTGCTGACGCGGGTCTTTAACAAAAAAATCCGGCAATGGTTAAAAAGTAATCCGGCAATTCCGGCAATAATTCTGGCAAATTTTCGTAAATTCTGGCAACAGGTCACTTTTTACTCGGTAACACTCTTTTTCACTGTATATTTATCCAGAACCACTGTATAAACTGTATATTTTTTGTCCTTTGTCCTTTGTCCTTTGTCCTTTGTCCTTTGTCCTTTGTCCTTTGTCCTTTGTCCTTTGTCTTATTTCTTCGCCAATCAACCATAGCTGTATTTTTTGTTCTAGGCTGTAGGTCTGTATCACTTGGCCTGTGTTCGTGGCTCTGTGCGTGGTATTTGACGCGTAACAGTGTTCAGGGTTAACGGAGACCGGTGTCAGTGTCATGTGAACATTGACCTTTATCAGTGTCATCTGAACATTGACGGTTGATAATGGTCGGGATTAACGGAGATTTGGTGCGAACATTGACATTTACTACAAGCCCGTAACAACGTCGTGTAAACAGTTACCTTTGACCTTTGACCTTTGACCTTTGACCTTTGACCTTTGACCTTTGACCTTTGACCTTTGACCTTTGACCTTTGACCTTTGACCTTTGGCAGTGTTTGTGTTCAGGGAGCAGGGCTAGATGACGGAGAACGGTAACTATTAATAAACTGCAATTTTGAGGGTAGGGGTTCGTAGAGGTAGGCTAGGGTCTGCGCCCTTGATTGTGAGAAAATTTAAAAAGACCGAGGCATTACACCCCGGTCTTGGTTAGTAGGTATTACAGGCTGTCAAGGTCGATGACACCGCTATCCACGGCGACAGTCTCAACTCTCGCCAACTGTTTAGCGTCAGCTTCTGTACCCTCTGCAAGGAGTTTCTCTTTGCGGCGGCGGTACGCGGCAGTGACAGCTTGCGATTCAATCGGGAATGCTTTGATAGCCTCCTCAATTGAATCGAACTCTTTACGCAAGTCCTCATACACTTGACCGTCTTCGCTGACGTACACAAAGTGCTCATAATCAGGAAGTAGACTTTCGAATGTAGCCATCTCAGACTTGCTTTGCGGGCGAACCTTGAATGTTGGCAGCAGACTGCGACCACCGTATTCGTACTCAGTGTGTTTCACCGCTTTACCCCAGAGCTTTTTGAACATCTCACTACGAACGACCGTATCGACGGTATTGAAACGCTCTTCCATACCGCGGAACCAGTTGAGGTACTCCTTGGATTCGTCGTCACGGTCAGTTTCACCGGTAGAGTATTGATAGTCGAAGCTACGGAGTTGAGGGTTGTAATCACGACGCTCTCCCGCTCTTGGTGTCAGACTGTACCCCGCTGCCTGGTTAGTCAAGAACTCTGCGCGCGCACGAGATGGTGACGCGTAGTTTGTCTTCTGATAGGTTTCGCCCCACTCCTTGACGATGGCAGCAATTAACTTCCATGCCGGAGCGTCCTCAGCACCTTCCACGACCAGTGTGCGGGCGTAAGCAGCCATGTCAGCAGGCATTGCTGCAAGCAAACTCTCATTGACGAGAGATTTCTTCCAGTAGTTAAAGAACCCTTCTACCGCCTCCATATCGATGTCACTGAGCTTGTCAATAATATCCATCTCGTTATCCGTAGCACGGAACTGTTTGTACTGACGTGCATCTTTTTTCGGGTCACGGAACGGGTCATAGACCGGTAAATCTACGGTTAGCCCATCCAACGGAACCCCATATCTCGCACAGTGGGTCATTAGCGCGAGCTCAAGTGCCTCTGCCACTTTTAGTGCTTGTGGTAAGGCTTCGAGTAGGCGGTCACAAAAACGCTCTTGTTTACTTTGGAAGACCCCACGATACAGTGTGCTGTTGATACTCTCGCGGTACTGACGCATGATGAAGGAATAGAACCCTTTAGCGTCGCCGTGCTCTTTGACGTACGCCACGCGAGCGTTAACAATACGAAGAAGTTCTTCGGAAGGGTTGATTACAGTTACGTTTTGTTTTAAAGTAGTGTTAGACATGATAGTCTCCTTAGTTGATTGTTGGTTGATTAAAGATTGATTGTTATGTTCAGTTACGGCTGCTGGTGGTACAGTAGCTGTAACGCCTTTGATTTCAGTCGTCATAAGATCCCCCTCATGCAGCAAGCGACAAAAACGCGATGCCGACACAGACCGCAGCGGCGAAGACTAGTGCTCCGCCGACGATTTCGATAATGTCTTTCAGTTTCATGTGTTATCTCCTCTGTTAGAGTAAAAATAAAGCCATCAATGTGATGGCCGCGATTGGTAAGTACATAGCGATTGCTACGATTAATTGAACTTTGTTCATGGTTTTTCTCCTCTGTTAGATACTGAAACACGCCAATAATGTTAATGCTGCGACGATTGTATAAACGGCCACCGCTACTGCTAATTGAATGTTGTTCATAATCTTTCTCCTTTGTTGTTAAGCCCAGTCATAATCAAATTCACCACGTTCCATGGCGATGATTCTGTCCATGTCCACCTCTACTGCGCACTCGAAGTAGGACTCGTTATCCTCTGTGCACACGTGGTCGTCGTAGATGGAGCCCCACTCTGCGCCCTCGAGCGCTAACGCTTTCACGATTTCGTGGACACTTTGTTTGCTATCGAGTGAATCGAACAGCGGGTCATCGGTAAGTAGTTTGAATGCTTGGTTGGTTGTCATAGTTTTGTCTCCTCTATGATGGTTAGTTTTATAGGCCTATACCCCCGGCTATAATTTTTGGCCGTAGGTTCAAGCCCTGAATTTTGACTTTTGTCAGTAAAAAGCGAAAAGGAACATACACCCCGCTTTCACAGTGACACCCATATAGAAAGAAACATTTACCCCCTAACATTTACCCCCTAACATTTACCCCTTGATAATTATAACTCATAAGGTTATAATACCGCTCGCACAGTTAACCTCCTATGACTAGCAACAAAAAACCCCTGTCAGTTCCGCCCGAAGCCTGACAGGGGTTTTTTGTATCTGAAAACCGAACAGGGTACCCCTTTCTCTCGTGCGGGGCGCGTTAAAAATTTTTATAATTTTTGAGTATAAGAAACTTAGCTGTGCTTGGAGCTCGCGAGTAGTTTCAAGAATAAAAAAGACCCCCGTCTTTCGAAGGGGGCCAACGTCAGTCTTCTAACTTAAGGAACCAATATGCTAATAAAAGTGGAGAGTCATGCAATTACCGATTGGTAGTGTCATCTTACTTGCTTCTTCATAACTTGTCAAGCTATAATATCACTTAATATGTTATCACTTCCTGAGATTAGGGATGAACTCCCGCTTCTAGACATCGAACGACTGACCCCGAAAGAGGAGCTGTATATCCAGTATCGCTTACGGGGGCTTACCCCCTTAGCCGCTGCAAAGCGGGCGCAGCTTGGCATCACCAACATGGAACAGCTGAATGCGCTACACGACAAGAAACCACAGCTGGACTCCGCGCTCATCTATTTTCGTGAGCGAGTACGTGAGAAAGCAATCAACGACGGGGTTGAGATTACCTTTACCCGTGCTGACGCACACATGATGTACCTCCACGCACACTCACACGCGGCAGATGCAACTGAAGAAATCCGCGCGGTGGACTCCATGGTTAAATTGTGGGGTTTAGCCGCACCTGAGAAGAAACAGGTCGAGATTACTAACAAAAAACAACTGGAGATGCTTTCAGACCAGGAACTACAACAATTGACCGGTATGACCTACAACCTCGACCCTGGCGACTATAAGGTGTCCCATGACTAAATACGTGTCAGTACCAACGGTTATTTGCCCCGGCTGTCGTAAAACAGTCGAGGCGTCAACACTCTCTGACGGTGTGTGCCAAGCGTGTGCACGTAAGATGGGTAACCCGCTCAGTACCCGTCGTACTGACCGCGCTCAGGGTATCGTAGCAGCGGAAACGCAGAAATCTGCCGAGCAGATGGAGCGCGACGACCGTGACCGCGAGAGACGACTGCTCGCGGAACAAGACCGTGTGGCACGAGAACGCGAGGAAGAATTTAACCGTGAGCAGGAAGCACAGAAAGAACTCGCCCGTCGTGAGGCAGCGAGACGTAACCTGCTACCGTTCGTCATGTACTTCAACGATGACTACATGCCCGGTTGGGTACACGCAGACATTTGTCGGCGCCTCGAACAGTTTTCTCGTGATGTGGCGGATAAGAAGTCTCCGCGACTGATGCTATTCATGCCGCCGCGCCATGGTAAGTCGGAAATTGCCTCGAAGACGTTTCCGGCATGGCACCTAGGGCACAATCCCGGGCACGACATCATCGGCGCGTCATATTCGGCGGCACTTGCCATTGACTTCTCTCGAAAAGTGCGTGGGCTCCTACAAGATGAGCGGTATCGTAACATCTTCCCCGGCACGCACATGGACGAGAGCTCACAGTCGGCTGAGCGATGGAACACTGCTGAAGGCGGCGGATATGTCGCTGCCGGTGTTCAGGGTCCGATAACCGGTCGAGGGGCGCACATCGCCATTATCGACGACCCGGTAAAAGACCGTAACGACGCCGAGAGCGAGATAACCCGTCAATCGATAATGGACTGGTACTCCTCTACCCTGTATACACGTCTCGCACCCGGTGGCGGTGTGCTGGTTATTATGACCCGTTGGCACGATTTTGACCTTGGTGGTTGGTTACTGTCCTGTATGGCCGAGGCTGAACAGGAGCTCGCCGAGACTGGCGAGTGGCCCGAGGACGCTGACCGCTGGGAGGTGGTCCGCTACCCGGCTATCGCAACGCATGACGAGCCGTACCGTAAAGCGGGTGAGGCGCTTCATCCGGAGCGATACGACCTCAAAGCACTCAATAAGATTAAACGGACACTTATTCCCCGAGACTGGGAAGCACTGTACCAGCAGAACCCGGTGTCAGCCGAGGGTGACTACTTTAAGAAACAAGACTTCCGTTTGTACGAGACCGCTCCGCCTATCGAGACACTACAGATATACGCGGCATGGGACTTGGCTATTGGTAAGAAGGACAGCAACGACTTCACCGCCGGATTCGTTGTGGGGATCGACCACAACCTCGACTGGTGGGTGCTTGACCGGTACTACGGACGATGGTCTGCGTCTGAGCTCATCGATAAGTTCTTTGAGCTACAGCGTGTATGGAAACCTACACTACAGGGTATTGAGCACGGGCAGATTGAGATGACACTCGAGCCGTTCATTCAGAAAGAGATAGCCGAGCGCAGAGAGCAGTTTAACTATATTAAACTCAAAACCCGTGGTAACGACAAGATGACTCGGGCACGACCACTGCAAGGACGCATGCAGCAGGGTCGGGTTCACTTCCCGAAAAACGCACTATGGGTACAAGAACTTACCAATGAGATGTTGGCGTTCCCGTCCGGTAAGCACGACGACCAGGTGGACGCGCTCGCATGGATAGGTCAGATGATACTTATGCTCGCCCCACAACGAGAGAAAAGACCGCCGCCAAAAAAATCGTGGCGGCAACGGTTGGGTAAACAATTACGTGGCGGCGGACGCTCATCCACATCACACATGGCAGCTTAGAGGCACAACTAATGGCGGACAATAAAGAACATATCGACGACGCGGCGCTACGGGCCGTAGCAGAGGACAACTGGCAGCGTTACGTACACGCGCGTGACCTACGACACCGTAACTTTATCAAACGGGCGCAGCGTAACGACCGCATGTATCTCGGTGAGCAGTGGACAGACGCTGACCGCCAGGCGCTCGAACGCACCGGTCGTCCGGCGCTGACTATGAACCTTATCCTGGGAACGGTGAACGCGGCCATGGGTGAGATGGCACGTTCACAAGCCGACGTGCAATTTAAGCCGGCGCGCGGGGCTAATGAACAGGCGGCAAAAGACATGAACTATGTCTATCAGTACGTAGCCCAGCAGAACGACCTCGAGAAGTTGGAGTTGAAAGTTATCATGGACGGGTTAATCCTGGACCGCGGATACTTCGACGTGCGTATGGACTTTACCGATAACGTTCTCGGTGACATAAAAGTGACAGTGGAAGACCCGCTGGACGTTATCCCTGACCCAACAGCGAAAGACGAGGACCCGTCATCGTGGGCTGAGGTGTTCATCACCCGCTGGATGACGATGGACGAGCTTGAGGCTATCTACGGCGAGAAAAAAGCCCGCGAACTCCGTCTACAAGCCTCTGGCGGGTTAGCTGCCGACGCCGACTGCTTTGAAATGCGCGAACGTACTTACGGCGGCGAACAGATGTCGAGCGAATTCACCGGCACGTTGGCAGAGAAGGATATAAAACGTGTGCGCGTGGTTGAGCGCCAATACTATAAAACTCGACGCGTGTTGCAGTTTGTGGATGCACAGACTGGTGACGTGCGCGACGTAACCGAGAAGATGGCAGCTGACCGCGAGAAGTTGGCGCTACTCGTGTCCACACAGCCTACTGTGACGTTACGTGAGATTACTAAACGTGCTGTGCGCACGACTATCACTGCCGGTTACGTAGTGCTATACGACGACTGGTCGTTATACGACACGTTCACGATTATTCCGTACTTTCCGTATTTCCGGCGCGGTAACCCGTTAGGTATGGTGACAAACCTGGTCGGCCCACAAGAACTATATAACAAGGTCAGTTCACAAGAGCTACACATCGTTAACACCACAGCTAACAGCGGGTGGATTATCGAAGAAAACTCATTAGTGAACATGGACGCTGACGAGTTAGCAGAACAAGGTTCGAAGACTGGTACCGTGCTCGAATACAAAAAAGGTTTCAATGCGCCGGCTAAAATCACACCGAACATGATTCCGCCTGGGATCCATAACATTTCACAGAAAGCCGTGAGTTCAGTACGCACTATCTCCGGGGTCAACGAGTCTATCATGGGTACTGACCGTGCTGACGTGTCCGGCGTAGCTATCACACAACGTCGTGAAGCCGGCCAGGCTCAGTTGACAATGCCTGTGAAAAATATCAACAGTACTCGTAAGATGTTGGCGCGTAAAGTCCTTGAGCTCGCGCAGAAATTCTTCACTGAAACACGGACATTCTTTATTACTGACTACTCCCAAGCGGGGCACCCACAGACCGAGCACTCGGTAAATGTGCCCGACGAGACCGGACAAGTTCCTGCTGACCTGACACTCGGTAAGTACGACATCGTTATCGGTATGCAGCCGTCACGTGATAGTGTCGACGAGACAATTTTCAGCGAAGCGATCAGTATGCGCAGTGCCGGTGTGGCTATCCCTGACCACATCATTATCCAACACTCAAACCTTCCGAAACGCTACGAGATTGCTGAGATGGTGGCTAAGGCACAGGGCTTTGGCGAGTTGTCACCGGAAGAACAACAGATGGCAGCGGCGCAAATGCAGCAACAAATCGCAGCGGCAGCACAAGCGCTTGAGAAGACCGAAGCCGAGATTGAAGAACTCAAAGCACGGGCAGCATTACAAGCAGCAAAAGCGGACAGTCTTGACGGCTACAGTGAGCACGCTATTAGACTTTCCGAGCTACAAACGAAACGTGATATGGCAGCGGATATGTTAAAAGCCCGCGTGGCACTTGCACAGCTAGCCACTGCACGCAGCGAGTCCGTGAGCCAGCGTTCCGCAGCGACGAAGATTGCTAGCGACATGTTAAAACTTGGCGGTAACTATGAAAGACAGATTAACCAATCATTTACTGACAACCAACCCCCACGAGGAGAAAAATAAATGGCACAACAAGACGTAACAATCGGTAGTTTACCGACCGTAGAAGTGGACGAGAGCGCGTTCTCAGGTTCTGGCGGTGCGACTGAGAGTGAGATTATCGAGGGAGACGACCGCGGTGATACTCTTGAGCCGGTAGAACCTGCAAAAGGTGCTGAACCTGAACCTGAACCTGAACCTGAGCCTGAACCTGAACCTGAACCTGAACCTGAACCTGAGCCTGAGCCTGAGCCTGAGCCTGAGCCTGAGCCTGAAACTGAACCTGAGCCTGAGCCTGAAAAAACACCCAAGAACCGCGTCCCGTACGACCGGTTCAAAAAAGAGGTAGAAAAACGTAAAGCGCTTGAGGCAGAACTGCGCAAAGTCCGCGAGGCTGCGCCAGCCGGCGATGTAGGTGACCTTGACGTCGATGTAACTTTTGACGAGGCCAGCTTCAAGAAGATGGCTGATGCGTTCGTGGACGGCGATACCGCTACCGCGCAGGCAGCATTCACCGAGATGGTGAAAGGCGCGGCACAGGCGGCTGCGAAAGCGGCGGCGGCGAAGGCCTATGAAACTGCCCGTGACGAGTCCGAGGGCGCATATCGCGCACGTGTGTTAGTACAAGAGGCACAGGAAGCGGCTGACTTAGTGCAAGCTGAGTATGACATCTTCAACGATAAGACCGAATCCTTTGACGAGGTATTGTTTGAGAAAGCACTTACTCTGCGTGATGCCCTGATGACGACCGGTATGAGTGTCGGCGAGGCTATTATCGAAGCCGCACAGATGGTCGCTGCCCAGAACGGTGTTGCTGGCAATAGCACTAAGGCACAGAATAGTGAACCCGCCAAAAAACCGGCGGTCAAAGCCCCGAATATCGAACGTAAGCTCGAACAGGCGGCGAAAAGCCCGCAAAAATTAGGTGGCGAACCAAACGCCTCGACCCCTGAGCTCGACATTATGGAGATGTCGGACGAGGAGTTCGAGAAACTGACTCCGGCCGAACTGGCCCGCTTACGTGGAGACATCATCTAATGGAACAATTAAATACTCAAGGTGAGAAACTCATCGGCAAAGCCCGTAAACAAGGTACCTCGCTCGATGCCGACGGTATGAAACAGGTATTTATCACCCTTATCGACGCCCTCGAGTTATGCCGTGAAGATTCAACCGAGCACGGGACGTTAAACAGTAACAAGGAGGCACTCATTGACCAGGCTCAGATGAAACTGGTTGAGGCCTCGATGTGGGTCACGAAAGCCATGACCTACGGCAGATAATCAATAAAACCGCTAGAGATAGCGGTTTTTTGTTGCATACACATAGCCTGCGGAGTTATAATATAACTACCTCGATTAACGGACGTATAACCGTTAGCTTACTTCTGAGCTTATCAGCTGCCAAATACTCTTATCGCATTTCCACGTCACGGATAGAAATAACACTAACTTTAACCCTAATTCTGAGGCATAGAATGGCATTAACGAATTTCGCCGCTCTGACGACAGAGCAGAAAAAAGTATGGGTGCGTGACCTGTGGAAGCAAGCCCGATCAAAAATGTTTATCAACAAGTTCCTTGGCACAGGCCACGACTCTGTTGTTGAGCATATTACCGCACTAACAAAAACCACCAATGGCGACCAAGCCGTTATCCAATTAATCGCTGACTTAGGCGAGGACGGTGTAACAGATGACTACACCTTAGAAGGTAACGAAGAAGCAATGAAAGCGTACGACCAAGTGGTTAAAATCGACCAACTACGTCACGCTGTGCGTTCTAAAGGTAAGATGGCCGACCAACGCTCTACTGTTCGCTTCCGTAACAACGCGAAAGACCAGTTAGCATTCTGGTTAGCCGACCGTATCGACCAAGCGGCGTTCTTGACTTTATCCGGTATCACCTACGACAACGCCAACTCCGGTGCAACTCGTGCTGTCAAAGCTACCGGCCAGAACTTGAAAGACTTGGCATTCGCCGCCGATGTAACCGCGCCAACTGATGCCCGCCACTTACGCGTGTCCGGCAACAAGTTAGTTGCAGGTAACACCGCGAGTATCACCGCCAACGACCGTTTGGGTTATCGCCACATCGTAGAGTTAAAAGCCTACGCTCGCGATAACTATATCCGTGGTACAGGCGCTAACAACGATAAGTACCACTTATTCTTAACCCCTGCTGGTTTAGCGCAGTTAAAACTTGACCCAGACTTCATGGCAAACGCCCGTGCTGTGAACATTAACTACAACCAAAATATCTTGTTCGGTGGCTCCACCGAGATGTTAGTGGTTGACGGTGTTTACATCCACGAGTACCACCATGTATTCAACACACGTCGTGCAACCACCGGCAAAAAATGGGGCGCGGCAGGTGCAATCGACGGTCAACGTGTGCTGTTCTGCGGTGCGCAAGCATTAGCCTTTGCTGACATCGGTGCTGGTGAGTGGGAAGAAGACACCTTCGACTACCACAACCAACAAGGTATCAGCTACGGCAAAATCTTCGGTTTACGTAAACCGGTGTTTATGGACAAAGTATCCGGCAAGAAACAAGACTTCGGTGTCATCGCCCTGGATACGGCAATCTAATCACGGCGTGGGGCTGTGTAGGGCGGGTGACCGCCCTTTTTTCTAGAAGGACATAAAAATGGCTACATTGAAAAATACAGGTGCAGACGCCGCTCGCGTCTTTGGCCCAGTCGGTGCGGTAATCCGTGTCGAGGCTGGCGAAACCGTCGAGGTCCCGTACACTCCGGCTGAATTACAGGTTGAAGTCGGCGGCAGTATCGAGGTCTCCGACAAGCCTGCTAAGGCGGAGAAAAAACCTGAACCCGCTAAAAAAGAGGGTGAATAATCATGGCGCGGGTAACGGTAGCGGAACTCATTAAACGAGCCAAGACCACCGCACAGGACATTGATTTTGTGCAGTGGATCGAGTCTGAGTGGCTTGACTGGTATAACGAGTGTCTATTAACCCTCGTAACGGTTGCGCCTAATGCGGTCGCTGTGAACCGTACCCTCACCCTTGTACAAGGTAGTCGTCAGACTATCCCTGAAACCGCTGCCCGCTTGGTAGACGTCGTTCGTAACACTACCAGTGGGCGAGCGATCCGGAACATCGACCGAAAAACCCTCGACGAACAGTTCCCGGTATGGCACAAAGACCTTGCAGACGAGGCATACTTCTACGTTTATGACGCCGGTGTGCCGACCACATTCTATGTATACCCCGCTCTAAAAACCGCCGGTGTTCAGATTGACGTCGTACTGGCCGAAAAACCGGTGGCAGCGACCCAAACATCTGATGTGATTGCCGTCTCTGACTGGTATGCCCCGGCCATTGTTGACTACCTACTGTACCGCGCGTACCTCAAGAACGCGGACTACACCAACGACCTCGGGCGTTCTGATAATTTCTATAACAAATTCCTGAGTAAACTCGGGGTGTCTAATGGAGGCTAACCCGTGCAATACACAAAGCTGGCTGAACGAATCGCACTGGAATCTGGCGGCATTCCTGACTTTATTCTCGCGCAGTTACTCGTAACCTGCGCCGACGAATTCTTCCACGACTCACGGCTCTGGCGCGTGACAGGTGAAATTACCCTTAATCTCGATGATGACGAACCGCAATACAACCTCCCTGCGCTACTCCCGGCAGACACCTATATGGTGCGGGTTGAAACCCTGTCGTACGAAGACGGTACGCGAATTCCGGCGGTATCTAACACCGGGCGTTACCCGGAACTAGGTCTAGCGTTCACCTCGAGTACGGATAATATCGAACTCTTTGGGTCGGAGTACCCCCCTGAAAAGTTGCAAATACAAGTAAGTGTAGCACCGACCGCAACAAACAGCGTTATCCCTGACGACCTTCTCCCGTACTGCCGTCGCGCACTAACCGCCCTCGTATTATATCGCGCGTATGCAACACCTAACCGTGAATGGACAAATACCGAGCAAGCAACTTTCTGGGCTGGACAGTACGAAATGTTACTGCTCGAAGCCATGCGCCGCGGTCGCGCAGACAAAGTCAACACACATAAGGAGTGTAAATTCTCATGGTAAGACATCAAGTGACCCCAGAAACAGAGTACCAATTCCTGCACGACCTCTATAACGGCAATCAAGAGGCAATCAACATATTCATGACTATGGCACGCATATCTCACGCCATGGACGACCTTATCGACAAGGATAATGAGGTCAGTGATGTTGAGATTGCCGAGGCATTCTTCATGGCAATTTGTGTACTACCGTCAATCAAACTATACCGTGACAACATCGACGACTTCCGCTCGTTTATGTTTATGGTGTTCACCGACTATATTTCATCAGTGGAGCTTGAGAAAGGCACAGAACACGAGAGAAATATGGCGTTCATGCTTCGCGACAGCTTGACAGGGCTTGCTACACTAATCTGCGCGCTTTTATATGGCAGAACCGTGGCGATGCAAAAGGCCGCTGAGATTCGCCGCTTCTTCCATGACGAACACTTAGAAGAATATAAACAACTTTTACCTACAACGCCGGTAGACAACTCTGCCGACACACAAGGAGACGAATAATGTGCGGCGGTGGCGGTGGCGGTGGCCAACAAAGAACACCGGAAAACGAGCTCGCGTCAAAAGGTATCGAATCTGAACGTTACAACCTCGCCGCGGGTGTGAACTCCCAATATTTGCCAAAATATGTTGAGGAGGCTAAACGTGACTTCTCACACATTTCCGGCGGTCTCGCCAATGCGGACATAATGTCTCAAAGTAAGAACGACTACGTAGGCGCCGGCGCTAACTACATGGCCGCTAGCGACTCGCAGAATTCGTTAGCTAATACCCGCAACACGGCCATTCTTAAAGCCCGTGGCGCAGCAGAACGGACGCGTATCGAGAGTACTGACAGCGCACTACGCGCCCTGAACGGCGCAGCACAATCAGCGGCGCAAGGTCTGGTGGCCTCTGCCCGCCGCGAGAGCGATGAAGCAGTGACCTCCGCAAATAATCGTCAAAATACACGACAAACGAATATCGCCGGCGCGGTCTCTCTTGCCGGGGCGCTTGGAGGTATCGGGTATGATATGTATTCCCGCGGTGAGCTCTTTGGAAAGACCGCGAAACGCGCAGACGGCGGAGCTCCTGTCGTCGAGGCTAGACCCGTCTGGAGAAAATAACCGATGGCAACTAATTACGAAAAATGGCAGTACAGACGTAACGCCCAAGGCAATACTGAGGCGCAACTCGCAAGTGCGTACCGTGCCGACTGGGCTACCATCGCGCCACACTTGCAAGACTTACTACAGACCGAAGCCGACGCTGTAACCAGCACCGGCATCGTCGACGCAGCACAGCGACAGATACAGCGCTCTGCTATGGGTTCCGACGAGAGTATGAACGCCCGGCAACAGATGCGTGCTAACACCAATCTCACACCATCTCAGCGGCTGTCGTTAAGCTCTAGCGTGTCTCAAGCGGCGGCGGCTAACAATACAGCCAACATGAACACGGCGCGGATTAACCAGCACGAGAGCAACCTCTCCGCGCTAAATCGTCTCATCGCCACAACAAACGCGATGAAACAGGGCTCTGCATCTACGCTCAATGAGATCGCCTCTAACGAGTCAATGCGTAAACAGGCGAATGACACTGCTAGAGCGCAGAGACGCCAACAAAACACCCAGACCGCCGTGAGTGCTGTGGCAACAATCGCGACAATTGCAGCCGCTGCATGGTAGGTGTATGGGGTACTTAACCGAAACTATCGAAGCTGTTCAACGAGCGCGTCGCCCACTATTCCAGTTTTCAGGCGGACGCGACTCATTATGCACCCTGTTTTTACTCTACGAGTCCGGTTGCTCAAACTTCGACATAGTCTGGGTCAATACCGGCGACGCAGCGCCTGAAACAGTAAAACTTGTCGATTACATAAAATCTTTATGGGGTAGCAGATTTCATGAGGTATGTTCAGACTCCTGTGCGTGGCGCAAAGCGAACGGAGACCCGTCGCCACTAGTGCGTTGCGAGGAAGCCTTCCCGTGGGTGGCTGAATGTTCGAACGAACAGTACCACGTTCAGCCACAAAGTTCATGTTGTGCGGCTAATGTCATGAACCCAATGCACGAATTTACTGTCGGCGGTGGCTATGACCTGGTTATTCGAGGAAACCGCGGTAGCGAACCACTAAAAACCGCTGCCGGCCACTTACAAAAAACTGACGCCCCATACACGCTCGCCTACCCTATTTACGACTGGACGACCCCACAAGTGGACATGTATCTGGTCAAGCGAAATATGCTCCCGTCGTTCTACGACTTTATGGACTCAGGCGTCGACTGTATGACCTGTCCGGCGTTCTGGGGTAACGGGCACCAAAAATGGCTTGCGACGTACTACCCCGATGTAGCACAAGAGCGACAACATAATATCGAAAAACTTATGAGCTATATGTCAAACGTCATACAGCTTGGATTTAATGAATTAGACCTTAGAGGTGTGTAATGGCAACTAACGGAATTCTGGAAGGCATCCAAGGCGCAAGCGCGCTTCTCAACATGTATCACGGCATCCGCGACCGCCAAGACCGTCGCGAGGCAGAAGCGCGTGATTTTGCACATAAAGAGGCGCGCGAACGCCTGGCAGACACCCAATGGCAGATGAACTATGACCGTCAAGGTGACCAGTTCAATCAACAGATGGACCTACGACGCCAAGAGCACGCGGATAACATGGCTTATCGCCGTGAGGCATTGGCCGAACAACGTCGTTCGCACAACATGAGTCACGGACTGTCGGCTGCTCGCTTTAGACGCGAAGAAGAACGCTATCGCCAAGAACGCGCGGACGCGGAAGCGGCACGGAAAGCAACAGAGGATTTCTATCGCCAACGCGTACTTGGCGTCGATGGAAAGGACAGCAATATCAGCTACGGCGAGGCGGCTGCTATCCCGGGCGTGATTAAAGAATCCCTCGGTGAGACAGGAAACATGTTACTGGCTGCTGCCGGCTTCAAACTGCCGGAGGGCACGCCCGGTAACGCTGTCGTCGGGGCTATGGACGACAAAAAAGGCGGTATCATCCCTGTAGCTATTTCAAAAGACGCTGAGGGTAGAGGTCGTGTGGAAGCAATTTCCGGTCCAGTTCCGCGCGAGCAGGTGTCTGAGTTTGTGGCGAACGGTGGTAGCCAGCTAGCAGGGACCGCGTTTGCTGCTGCGCTCGGCGTGCAAGCGGCACAGGACACGAACAAAGTTAGAGATGCTCAAGACGCCCGCGACAACCGCGAGTACAACCTTGCACGCATTGACCAAGCAATTTCTATAGTCCAAAACCCTAAAATCAGCAAAGAAATCCGCGAAGAAGCCGCACAGGAGCTCGAAGCCTACCGTGTCGCCGGTGTTGACACCAAGCTCCGGGGGCGCTCCCTAGTTGAGGGTGTAGCAAGAATGCAGGAAGAACAAAAAACTGTGCGCAAAGCAGAACTAGACGCTCTTGGAACAGTGACGAAGACTGAGGCCGAGGCCCGTCTTGATAGACAGCGCGACACCGCGACAAATAAAGAGTTTGCAACACTGCGCAAAGACCTGATTACCTCAGCAGGGGATTTGTACGACAAGAAAGACCCACGTTCACGTGTTGCTGCCGGGCTCGTTGATGCCGGTTTAACTTATATCGAGGACACTCAGGGTCGTCGAGCAGGACAAGCAAATAGCTCTGCGTTTAAGGCACAGTTCAACAACATTATCCGCACCGCAGTTAATCTGAAAACTGACGACTTCGCGGCCGCATACGCAGCGACACAGCGCTACGGCGGCACCGGCAATGAGAATCAGACAGATATATTGCTTGGCAGCTATAATTCCGCGCGCAGACTCCTCGAGGAGGCCGGCATGAGTGAAGCCGAAGCAAACCGTGCGCTGACACAGGCTACTGACGCGCTATTGAAACACGATAAACAAACAAACTTTAGCGAACTTCCACGCTACATTACGGAAAAATACGGTATCAAAGGTAACTAATCTATGGCAGAAAATAAATGGCTTGACGGCGACACAGTAAAAACGGGCGGCACCCCCCGCCCACGCCGTATGTTAGGGGTTGATACCACCGAAACTAAACACGAAGAAGGCAATAAAGGCTGGTCAATTGACGCCTATATCGCTAAGCATATCGCTCAAGGTACTGACCAGACAGTCACAGGTACCGGACGTTACGACAAGTATGGCCGCGAACTCGCCACACTATCCACAGACGATGGCGGCCTTACCAGCAACGAAAAACTGATTCGTGCCGGTCTCGCCGGTACATCCGGCAGTGTTGCTAATCTCCCTGATGACGTTGCATCCGCGCGACATGAACGAGTCCGAAACGCGCTCGCAGGCGTGCCCGATAGTGACGAGAATGTCCGCAACATCGGCCAACTGACTCGTAACCTAAACACTGCCGATAAAAGCGGCCGCCTACAAGGTATCCGTGTCGGCTCTCATGCCCCTAGTCAAAAACGTGACGGGAACGTTTTGACAAATTCCCTCGCCCGCGGTGTTGACCAAACCCAAATGATGCTGTACGGCACTGCGGCGGCGATGGCGAATGCTATCGGCAACGACGACCTACAGAAGTGGGGCGAAGAAGGTATGGCCGCTAACAAATACCAACTTGAGCGCAACCAGCCGGAAACAAGTTCATATAAGGACATCGACGGAGTTGGTACCGCTGTAACCTACGCCATTGAACGTGTATCTGAGACCGCCGCACAGCTCGCGGGAACCGCAGCAGCAGCAGCGGTCGGCGCCGGTATTGGCGCTGCAACTACCGGTGGCGTGGGAACAATCCCCGGTGCTTTCGCCGGAACCTGGCTCGCCTCCTCGGCTATGAGTAGTGGAGAGCTCGCCGGTGATATGAAAGAGGCTGGCGTTAAGGACTATGGTGTTGCCTCACTTATTACCGGTGCCGGCATGGGCGCCCTGGACGCGTTCAGCTTCGGTAAGATGGGCTCTGCTGTTATGGGCGGTCTCGGGGTCAAAAAGCGTGCTGCAATGGAGGTTGCCGGCTATCTGGGTGCAGGCAAGGAGATTGCTAAAGCAGCTGCTAAAGGTTTTGTAACTGAAGGCACAACTGAGGCTATGCAAGAAGGTGTGAAAGAGGTCGGTATTCGTGCTGCCGGTGGTGACACATCTAAACTCGGCTCACTCACTGACCGCATGGCCGAATCATTTGTCGCCGGCGGTATGGTCGGTGGCGCACTAACCGGGGCGGGACGCACTGTACGTGAGGGTGTTGCGTTACGGAAACAGAACCAAGATGGTCGCCTATCTGACACCGCGCCCGATGACGCGTCAGGTAACGTAGTTAACGACCTCGGCGAAGTAACTAAAGGCGCAACAGTGACTTATGACCCAACCGCCGAGAACATCGAGCCTGAGAAAGGTTCACCTACCCACGTGAACGACCCTGCAGTCGAGACTAAACCTGTAGAGTCTGTAAAGGAAGTCGAAACTAAACCCGCAGAGGTCGTTGGGGAAGTTGAGGCTAAACCTGCAGAGGTCGTTGGGGAAGTTGAGGCTAAACCTGCAGAGGTCGTTGGGGAAGTTGAGGCTAAACCTGCAGAGGCCGTTGGGGAAGTCGAAACTAAACCCGCAGAGGTCGTTGAGGAAGTCGAAACTAAACCTGTAGAGGTAGCGACCAAAGAACCGGTTAACAGCAAGACTAACTATACCGGCGTTAATCTCCGCCCGCTGATTGACGCGACCTTGGCCGATGACCAGAACGTACCACAAGAAGTTCGTACCGCGCTCAAAGACTATATGACCGGCGGGTACGCCTCTAAAGAAGCGCTTATGCAAAACCCACACAACCGTGGAGCATACGTCGACCAATACGCCCGCGACCCAAATGTACCTGACTTGGTGCAAGGCGCATTCAACAAGGCCCGCGAACAGTTGCACGGTAAGATTCAAGAGGCAAAAGCCGCCAACCAGAACACAGAGGCAAAACGGCTTGATGGCGAGCTCAAGAAGCTCAACACATACGAGCAGACTTATCGTATTGAGAATACACGCAAGACCGTGGACTTTGCTAAGGCTAAACATGCGGCCTATGACACTGTCGTGCGCGACATCAACAATCGCCACGAAGGTGCAGACAGCATCGTGCGCGCGCTGCGTGCAGCTATCGGTCGTAATGATAAAGCAACAATCCAGCGTATCGTCAAAGACCGCACCAATATCGGTTTTCGCAACGCCGACATTGTCACCCAACTATTGACAACTGATAAGACCACGCTGGAAGAATTCGCTAAAGACTACGGCGATGGAACCCACACCCCTGAGCAGGTCTACGACCGCTTGGCAGCAACCTACCTCATCGGACAATCGCAAGTATTCAGTGAGAGTGATAAATCTGGTGATAGCGCTCGCGCAGCAAAAGTATTACATGCGCCGAAGCAGCAGAAACAGCTAGTAAAAGAGCCCGTTTCCGAACGCCCACAACCGACAAAAGAGGTACTCGACGCCAAAGCTGAGAAAGACCTCAGCGACTATGTGCGTCGCGCGGTGTATGCCGCCCAGCGCGGTGAGACCCGTGTTGAAAGCAAAGCGTTTGAGTCAGTGGAAGATGACAGCGGTGAGACTCAGGTATCTACGGTCGAGAGCGCCAATGACGGGATCGACCCTCGTAACCCGAGACAGCTCGAGGCGTTACTCGGCGCGACCGAGGCCGGCTGGCTAAACGATAAAGGCGAGCTAGTCCACAATAACGCCGAACACAAACGCGAAATCCGTAAAATGTACGATGGTCTGGTCGCACAGTTCCCGGATAAGTTTAAGTGGGTTATCTCCGAGCGCGAGGGCAAAGAGCCCCCGTTCCACCTCATTAAAGCTGCCCTGAAAGATGGTCTACAACCGATGATTGAGGCGGCGGAAAGCCAACAAAAACGGGATTTTACATCCGTCGTACGCAACATGGTTGACGCGAAAGCGACAATGTACAACCTCGGGTCTATCGCCAAGAAGACCGGCAACGATAACATCTTCGCGCTTGCTGACCGTGTACTCGAAGCAGCTAAGCCTACTGAAGCTCAACTTGACGGGCTGGCAGCCCAGTTCGGTGTTGAACAATCCCGCATTGAAGCTGCGCTTAAAGACATTAATGTCGCAGTTGAAAGCTACATTAATGACATCGACAGTGGCGCTAAGCCTGATGTCGCCGCAGTGACCGCGGCGCAGGTGCTTGACGAAAACACAGAGAACGGTCCTCTCTCCGTGTACTTACGAGATGTACTGGCCGACCTCAACACAAAACGTGTGAGCAAAGAAACTATTAACCATGCTATGTCTGTACTCGAAAAAGAGGACATGAGCAACGCGTTACCGGAAGATGTTATTACCCGTTTGACCGAGCTTGGAGTCATGAACAGCGCCGAGGTCGATAACAACATAAGATTTGTCAACCGTCATGCAGCAGTCCGCTCCGACACGAAAACGACAGATGTGCTTGAAGTACAGACTTCACGTGGTAACGCCCGTCGCGTGAACTTACCTCGCCTTGTGGCCGCCATTATGGAGGAGAACAAGGGCGAGAATCTCACACCGGCGCACGCGTTTGTATCCGCTGTACAGGAAGCGGTCGCACGTCTCGAGACGTTGGAAGACAGCCACGGCTATCGCTTGGAGAATGTCACCCAAGCATTCAATGAGATGAAACCTGAACAGGTACTGTATCGTTCCGGTAGCCGTGAGGTGACTGTGGCCGATTACCGCGGTATTGTCGAGGATATGGTTAGTATACAGAACGCCGCAAGTGGGTACACCCAACTTAATGAGCTACGTAAAGCGGCTGTCGGTCAGATGCACGAGGTTATCGAGCGATATACTCCCGAGGGCCGTGACCGCTACCGTAAAAACAACCCGATTCTGTGGCCAATCCCACACCGCGCGGAAAAGAACGAGGTCAGCTACCGCATCGAGCGCGAACAGATGGATACCCTACTCCAAGATGTAATGTCGTTGGATGAAGGCGCGTTTACCCTCGAAAGTGAGATGAAAGCGAGCCCCGAATATCAGCTTAAAGACGTTGTTGGTGGTAAAGACCCATGGAACGACTTTATCTCTGATTTCCTTGAGGCAGTCGACGTTATGAGCAATGACGACTACTCCGGTAGAAACACCAAAGACCTCGACTACGACGCCGCTAAGAGAACAATCGACAACTCAATCAAGACCCTGAAACGTATCTCCGCATGGGTATCGGCTGACCTACGTAACAAACGGAATCCAGAGGCTGGGGTCCGTGCCGGATTGAGTAAAGAATTCTCAAAACGTGTCCGTGCACTGACAACGGGGCTTACCCGTAGCTACTATCGCCTAGCCGCTATCCAACGTAAACTAACCGAGCGACACTACGCGCTCGAAAAGATTGATGAGCTATTTGGTACTAAGTCCACAAATGAGCGCACTGAGCGTGCATTTATCATCGATGACGGTATCCAAACACTAGAAGGCGAAGGTCTCGAGACCGTTACTTACACCCGCGAAGACAACGTTCAGCATGAGTTTGAGTCCACGGTTCGTGACAACGACATTGCGTTTGTCGAGGAGCAGACTAATAAAAAACTCTCCCGCGACACTCGCCGTGTATTCGTCGAGAACATGAACGGTGCGAAGAACTTTATCGTGTACTCCACTAACGGTGATAATGTCACTGTGACCGAGTTCAATAGAGGTAAGAAGGTCGCAGAGCACTCGCTCGATAGCGCCGACACTGAACGTGCATCGATGTTAGGCGACAAATACGAAGGCTGGTTGGCACTACACTATGGTGAACGTTCCGGCCTCCCAATCGAGACCCACTCCCGTGTACTTGCTATCGACGTCAAAGACATGGTGAACGGTGAGGGTGGGCTCGGACTCAAAGGTTTTGAGGGCGGCCTCGATAACCTCGACTTCGCCTATGCACAGCTATTCGGTGTCGGTGAGTTGCCGCCGCTCCATGAACGTATCGCAAAAGTAGCACAAGGTGCTGTCTCTTATACCCCGCAAACAGCACAACCAGTCGTGAAGCCGGCAAAAGGCGACACAATCAATTACTTCGACGATAACCCGCGAATCAAGTTCTACAGTAAAGAAATGCGCCCGCTTGACGTAGGTGCCGCCGACCCGAAAGGACTCCGCGCGCGTAACTACCGTACTGTACACGAACTCGTGACCGCTACCGGTATCAAAGAGCAGGTTAATATCATCCAAGGCAGTGACATTGATAGCGTTCGAGTTGAGACTGTCAACGGTGAATATAATATCCATCTTCCGATGCTTACGTCGAAGAACGCCCATGAATGGCTATTATCACTTGGCCACGAGCTAGGGCATGTGATGCTCGACCCATACTTAAACGCGTTTGATAAAGGCACATTACCGAACGACACCCGTGAGGTGATTGATAACCTCTACGCCGGGGTGTTGGACGGTGACAAAGCCGCTATCGAGGGTTTTGCCGACAGCTACGCCCAACACTTTATCGAGCCGTTAATCGGTAAAAAGGTCGAAGTCAATGAGCAGAGCAAACATATCCTCGGTAACATCTATATGCGTTTTAAACGTCTGGGGCAGAAAGTCGTTGACACACTCAATAGCCTACTTAAGGATTTTGAACTCCTAACCGGGCGTAAACAGAAAATCAATACCTCGGCGCAGAAGGCGTTTCTCGATAAACTCGCCGGCGAACGCGAGGCTATGCACGAGCATTTGAGAGAGGTTAATGAGAACTTACTCGGCAAGATGAAAGTCAACCCTAAACTAATCGGGCGAGCTATCCGTGAAACACTCCACGCGTTACGCCCAACGTGGGGGCGCCTCAATAGTATCTCGCCGGAAGTAGCGGCCATGTTCCAAGCTGTGGGCGACGGTAATAAGCCTGCGTATGTGAACCTCATGCGCCGATATACCCGTAACGCACAAGGTAAGCGTGTTATGGGCGACCTCTACGACGGGAGTAAGTCAAAGAATATAACTAAAGGTTATAAAGACCTAATTGCTGGTGTTGACAGTGAAAACGCCCGTAATGTGAGACAGTGGCTCAAGAATGTCCACGAGATGTTTATAAAGGACATTGACCCTAATAACATCAACGCTTACGGTGTACGTGACCTCGAGGTTGACCGCGTTCCGTACCGCTTAGACCCGAACAAGGTCAGTGAAAACGTTCATGAGGTCCGGGCAATCTTGCGTGAACTTGGTTATGTTGAGGATGACGTAACCGGGCTTGTGAATGCGGCTATTGAAGGTAGTGACGCTACTGACAATCGCGCCGTTCGCTGGCAGTCAGTGCTATCTAACGACACCCACCGAGCGCGACTTGAGAAGTTCCTCGACCATAACGGTGTAAGCGTGATTAACGCTTATATCCATAACCTCGCTAAGACTATGTCTATGCGCCAAGCGTTCGGTGCCCACCTCCGCGGGCGTGACGGCAAGCTCTTACGTGATGACAATGGACATGCGGTATTCATGCCGATGGCTAAACTTAACCACTATGTACAGCGGATGAACGACACTGACGCATACACCGTGGCAGCTGCGCTGCGAGCAATCAACGGTACTTACGGCTTTAAAATGCCTCAACCGGTACGCAAGACTATGGGGACAATTAATGCGGTCGGTAATATGGCTGTGCTCCATCTTGCAGGGCTATTAAATATTATGGATAGCGCAGTACCTCTAATTATGACCGGTGACACCGGCACAGCACTACGCACACTCGGCAAATTTATCTTCTCCGGCAAAAGTCGCGAAGAAGCCGTTGAAATGGCACACATGCTTGGCGTGATTCAGTATGGTGTAATTAGCAACAATATCGAGGGCATCTTCTCTGGCCGAAACCGCACAGAGGGCGCGCTCAACTGGACGGTGGACAAATACTTCCATCTGAATGCGATGCACGCGACGACAAAACTGTCCCGCATCATGGCGACTGCGGCAGCTATCGAGGACTTCCGTAACGGGAAAATCAATAAAGTCAGCCGCGACCGTCACTTAAAAATATTCGGTATTACTCAACAGGAGATTGATACTGCGTTCGAATTCTTAGGCGGCAAAGATGTAAATACCATGTTCGACGACGCATTCACGGAGCGTGCTACCCCTCAACAACAAGAAGCAGTGAATAAACTCCGTAACGCTATCACCGAGTATGTTGACCTATACACACTCGACCCGAGCGAGATTTCTGACCCACTTATCGCCTCGAATCCGTGGTTTATGTTACTGACAAACCTCAAACGGTTTGCCTACGCATACCACCACACCATTCTTCGCGGGCAGTGGCAGGAGGTAAAAGCGCGCTTCGGTGAAAAAACCGGGCTCGCTAAAGTACCGCATATACTGGAGCCAGTCTTTATGACCGCACTATTCAGCCTACCGTTGGCGCTCGCCTCTATCTGGCTGCGTGAGTGGTTCCGTGACGGTGACATTGACAAAGGTAATCCATTCGATAAGGACCTAGGCACCCTCGCCTGGGACGTAGTCCAGAAATCAGGCTTGCTCGGTGTTGGGGACATTGTCAATAACGCCGCTAACGCGACCGAGTACGGCACACCGTGGTGGCTGTCTGCAACACCGTCGGTTGCGGTGGTGTATAAAGCCGGCAGCCAGCTCGCTGACGAGAAATACGGGCAGGCGTTTAAGACGGTTGTACCACTCTACGGCAAAGTACACCTGTACACACCGGATAAATGGACAATGTTCGACAACAACGGCGAAGATTAATGGAATAACGTCGAAAGTTATAATATAATTAGACCATCCCAGCCCCACGCCACCTCTTACTGGGATAACTGATGAAACTGACCTACGACAAATGGGGCGGGACTGCGCCACGGCTAGACAAACGGGTTCTACCCGCCGGTTTCTCGACCGAGAGCTTTAATACACGGCCTGACCCGTACTCACTTAAACCGTGGCTACGCGAACAGACGACCACGGGGCGTGTGAAACCGACCGCAAAACAAATCTACCGCTACCACAACGGACAGTGGTTCGAAACCGACCGCGTCGAAACCCGTTTTGTGTCTGCGCCGATCATCAACGACCCAAACCACGAAGTAGTGTACTGTGACCATGAGGGAGTTAAGTTCACCCGTAATGACGTCGCTATCGGGCAAGCCCCATACCCGTCAAACGGGCGCTTAATCGGCGTCCCCCAACCGGCAAAACCCGGAATTAAAAACAATAACCCCCCGCCTGCTAGCGCCGACATACAGGCAATGGATATTGCCTATGTTGTGACGTTTGTTAATGAATTTGGCCGCGAAGGCCCGGCATCGCAAGCATCATCTATTGTTACTACCGACAGTAAAAAGGTCAATATCACTATTACCCGCCCCGCGCTACCGACCGGAGCTTACGCTTTAGGTAACGGCTCGAAATGGCGGCTGTACCGTACCAATACGGCGAGCGATGGCGCGGGTATCTATCAATATGCCGGCGAAGCACCGATTACCAACAGTACAATGAACGACACCCTGCTTGCCGACGAGGTGCTTGAACAGCTATCCACTGCCGACTGGTTCGCGCCGGCTGACACCAATAGAACTCTATGGCCGTCCGGCCCATTAAAAGGGTTAGTGAACGTGGCGAACTCATTCCTTGCCGGGTTCACCGGGCGCACACTGTGTTTTTCTGTGCCCGGTGTGCCACATGCGTGGCCGCCCGCCTACCAGATAGTTGTCGAGTACGACATTGTCGGGCTCGCCGCTGTAGGTTCAGAGGTCGTTGTCCTTACTAAAGGCCATCCGTATGTGGTCTCCGGTTCTGCGCCGGGGAACCTGACTGCGACTAAACTCCCTGACCCACAGGCGTGCATCAGCGCACAATCCATCGTCGCGTTCGAGGATAAGGTTATCTATGCTACCCCTGACGGCTTGTGTGCTGTCACCGGCCAGCGGTCTGAGTTGTTGACCTCTGAAATTTTCGACGAGCGGTCGTGGAATGCTATTAAACCGACTACTATCCTCGCCAGCTACTATGAGGGTGCATACATCGCGAAAACTGATGTCACAACCTTCATCTATCTTCCCGGTGCCGGCACTAACAGCTATCGGACGATTAATTTCCGGCCTGTGGCGATGTTCAACGAGCTCGAAAGCGACACCTTGTTTTACCACGAGGGTGACGGCGTCATTAAGGCTTTTAATAAAGGCGAAGGCGCGTACCGTTACGAGTGGAAATCCGGCATTGCCCGTAACCAGAAGAAGAACTGTTTTACCTGGGGGTGTGTGTACGCGTCTGACTACCCTGTCGAGATTACATTGACGAGTTTCTTTGATGGTGCACATGAGCGTAGCGAGAAATATATCGCGCGTAGCTCTGCACCATTCAGACTCAAGGGCGGTTATCTGGCGAACGAGTTCGTGCTCGGCATCACCGGCGATAAGACTGTGCACTCTGTTGAGTTCGCCAATAGCCTCGAGGAGCTCAGTCTATGACGATGATTAAACGTAACCAGACCGCTATCCCGTCAGTGCCGAGCTCCGTGAGTGCCGACGTGCGTAACTTCCTACTGGCTATACGTAACTCAGTTGTTGTGCTGCAAGGTGGTGGTAACCAGAATGCGGCGCTTGACCGTGCAGTAACACTTCGCGAAGTGAAAGAGGGTAAGTTACAACTGGCGGCGAGCAGTGTCGGTAAAGCTATTCAGGAACTGAAAAAGAACGGCGACGACTCTGTCAAAGGTCTTGGCGAAGACCCGGATAAGACAAAACGAATCGTCGAGGCTCCTACTGCACCGACACAGTTCAATGTTGACGTCGGTCTTACGACTGCGACTCTCACATGGGACTACCCTGCCTACCGCGGGCACGCGTTTACAGAAGTGTACCGCCAAGCGACGGCGCTGACTGCCGATGGGCGCCCTGTAAACGGTCCGTCGTTCGCAGCAGCTAATCACATCCGCGGTTATGCGGTCGGGTCTGCTTACACCGACTCAGTAGACTATTACACCGGCTACTACTACTGGATCCGCCACGTGAACGAGGACGGCGCTGTCGGCCCTCTTAACTCGACCGACGGTGTGTTCGTGAAGTCATCACGAACAATAAAAGATGAGTTGCGAGAGCAGAATCTGAGCTACATTGAGCCGGTGGATAAGGTCCCAAGTAAAGGTACAAACGGCCAGATTGTCTATGACACTATTAACCAACGACTACTGTCGTGGGACGGGAGTAAGTTCGCCCCACTTACGGGCAGTATCGCTGACGGCTCCGTAGGTATTGCGTCTTTCGCCAAGAATATCACCCCTGTCCAGCTCGTGAGCGGTGTCCCAAGCAGTCGTCAGGCGTCAGATGTGGTGATGGACACTACGTCAGGTAAGCTGTATCGATGGGATGGTCGCGGGTACACGGCAGCCGTCAATGCGTCCGACGTCATAGGGCAACTCACTGCTGGGCAGATTGCCGCCGGCGCCATCGGCACATCACAACTTGCAGCGGGGGCGATTACTGCGGACAAGTTGGCTATTGGTAGCGGAGTGAACTTGTTACCTAACCCAATCTTAGCCAACCGCGCTGCGGGATGGTTTACAAATGATGGTACAAAAGGTTCATGGGTGGTGAGCCGCGAGTACCTGACAAAGTCCCCTAACAACTGGCAACCGAAAGATGCCTTACCGACTGAGTGTATTGTAAAAATGACCCTAACAGGGGCCGGACCAACCAACTCCTGGTGTGATGCAGCTGCAATCAACGTGAATGTGACCCCCGGTGAATGGTATATGTTAAGTGGTTATTACCGCGGGTATCAGTCCACATGTCAAATGCTAGTTGAAAAGTACTCCGAAAACCACGCGTCGTACCAAGGGTTAATCGCAAGCACACAGCTTGCCGGTGATGTCGGTAGCGGTAATCCGAGCGGATCGTTCGTCAACGGCTTCCGTAATGCGCCACGGTACTTTGTCAAGTTTCGCGCACCTGATACCGGATGTGTGTCTATTCACGTGAGGATGTTATCCGCGGCGCGGAGTGGTGCCCACATGTTCTTTGGACGCCCACAACTCGAGAAATGTTCTGAACACGCTACTCAACCCGGTGCATGGTCTAACGGCGGGGTAACCGAAATCCATGGCGGTAGCATTATCGCCGATACTATCACTACCGGGAAGATCGCAGCGGGGGTTATCGGCGCGCGGGAACTGGCGGCTGGGTCGATTACCGCCGAGAAGGTTCGAGCAGGTGCAATTACCGCTGACAAGATGGCTGTTAGTAAGCTCTCTGCCGTAAGCTCTAACCTTGGTGATATTACCGGGGGCAGCCTCAATATTAACAATCGCTTTAAGGTGGCGAGCGACGGAACACTGACAATGCGCTCAAGCACGTCAAATGTCGGTATGGTCGTGACAAATGAATCCATCATCGTATACGACGAAGCTGGTCGTGTGCGGGTGAGAATCGGTAAACTCAAATAACATAGGAAAAAACACATGAAGTATTTTGAAATCGAACTCGAAGACGAGCAGACTGAAACCATGACCCGCGCACATGCGGTCAGCGGCATAAATGTGGACTTTTGCAATAAATACATGTCTGTTGAGATTAGTCACTGGACCAGTCTAAAAGCATTGAAAGGTAACAAAAAACCCGTGTCATGGTCTAGTTACACCTTTTATGGTGAGCAGCCACGCGGTGTTGTGTTAGAGGACTACGCCCTCGAAAAAGTTCGTGAGGCATCTGAATGCGCTGTTGACGGCAACATCATCGTGAACCCATTAAAAGGTGTAGCAATCAGTGACGCCGGAGAAGAGTAACATTGTCTCGGCAGGTATCGACTGGCTGGGCGCGGCGGTAGCGATAGTGTTCGCCGGCCTCGGCGGAGTTGTTCGGTACCTGTCAGACAACCAGGCGCGGGGCGAGAGTTTTTCCCCGCCTATGGCATTGTCCCAGTTCTTTATTGGGGCATACGCTGGGGCACTCGCGACATTTTACCTGCTCACTCGCGAAGTGGAATACACCGTGCTTTTGTGCGTGGCAGGTGGTGTAGGTTATGGGTCTGCGTCGGCGCTCCAGGCTATCTCACGGGTCGTAGTGCGGCACCTTGGCGGTAGTCTGGGCAAGCGAATAGGCCCGGCGGAAGATGTTGAGGACGAACAACCGGAGACACCGGCGAATGATAAGGGAGGAAAGCGCCGTGCGAAGAAAAGAAAATAGAGACAAAGCTAAGCATGTGTGTAAGCTGCTAGCGTACCTCGACCAGTTTTTTGTGGTGGTCGCTTTTATCGGATGCGTCGGACTAATAAATGTCATCTCGGAACAAGGGCTGACTATTAAAAGCCTGGCGCAGGAAAACAGGGTGGCGCTTTCGCTCGCTGACCAGCGCATGAAGCGTATCGAAGCGTTGCATACGGCTATTGACCAGCAGAACGAACGAATTTCACTACTACTTGACGACCAGCGAAGACAGCGGGGAGAGAACAATGCAAAAATTGACGCAATCGGGAAAATTATCAAAGCTAACAAACGCTGTGATAGCAGTGGGGTTTTGCGCGCTACTCTTAACCAGTTGCGCAGCGAGAACAGTTACGAGCCCGAACGCCACGACGGCGAGTAAGACGCAAAAGCGCGATGCACAGTTACTGGAGCGTCTGGTTGTATCGGCTAAACCTCGACTAAAAGGTGATGACTACCCTGACGTGGTTGAATACGCGGTCGCAGTGACACGTTCGTTGGACCAGTGTATTAGCAGTGTACGTGAGGCACGTAAGCTGATCGCCCGTACGAGCATAGACATCGACAACAGTAACGGCACTGAGCGTGTCGGTGGCCGCCGCGGCGGAGGTAGAACCCCCAGTGACAAGAGATAACTAACAGGAGAAAATGAATGAGAAAACCTTTAGGCATTAGAAACAACAATCCAGGTAATATCGAGTGGGGTAGCCCGTGGCAGGGGCTCAAGAAAAGAGGGCCTAAGAGCGGGCGCTTTGCTGAGTTCGAATCACCGGTCTACGGTATTCGTGCACTTGCCGTGTTACTGATTACGTATTACGACAAACGCAAAGCAAGAGACGGCAGTAAGATTGACACTATTCGTGAGGTCATCGAGCGTTGGGCTCCACCAAGCGAGAATGACACCGGTGCGTATGCAAAACAGGTAGCTAAATTACTGAAAATGACATCGTCTACGCGAATTAACATGCACGACTATGACACTATCCGTGGTATTGTTTGCGGAATCATTCGCCACGAGAATGGCCCTGGCCCGCTGAATAACGATAATACGTGGTATGATGACTCTGTCATTGATGAAGGTTTACGTCGCGCTGGGGTTGTTAAACCCGGTAAGAGTGTTGGGCGAGTGCCAGTGACGAAAGAAGCTGTCGGAGCGACAACATCTGCGGCAGTTGGTGCCGGGCAGATTGCTGACGCTCTGCCGCAAGTACAGGACGCGATGACCGGTGCACAGGAACAGATTTCGAGCGGGTCTATCGTGCAGATTGTCCTTGGTGTGCTGGCAATCGGCCTCGCTGCGTACATTGCCTATGCTCAGATTAAGAAACATCAGGACGGGGTCATCACATGATTGTTCGTTTGATTCTTTGGGTCAAAAGCCGTGGGTACATGCTACTCGCGGTGTTGGCTGTCCTGCTCGGGGCCTATGGTCTCGGACACCGGTCGGCATCAAAGGCGGCGGAGGCACGTCGGGTACGCGAAGAACGTGACGTGCTACGTGAAACAGTGCAGGTGAAAAAGAAGGTGAAACGTGATACAGTTAAGATGTCTCCTGACGATGCTCGCCGCGCTCTTGAGCGTGACTGGCTGCGTAAATGA